TCTTTTTCGAGGAGAGCTCGCCACGCATCGTTGCTCACGTCGTAGATCTGCTTTTCTATGCTGCTCATGCTTCGTCCGCAAACAGCCGAGGCGCCATGATCTTCTTCACCCCACCGTTCCCGTCAGATACTATCCGCAACACCTTCTCCGACCCTCGCTTCACGACGCTGCTCGTCAGCAGCTCCCCCCAGTGCGCTATCATCTGCGTGAAATTCCTTCCCCCGCCGTTCTTGTTGAACCAGAGCGACGAGTCGTAGAAGTACGCCTCTATGCAAAGGCCGATCTTCTCCTCGGTGTAATTCAGCAGAATCTTCGATGACTGCAAAACCTTGAAATCTTTCTGACTCCAAGGATACTTCTCCCCTCCTGACTCTCTTTCGAATCTCTTTGAGAACTCATCGGTTACGAACCGCTGGGCTACGGCTTTTTGTTTTTTGTCATTGTTCTTTGTAAGAGTGTTAATTGTAGGGTCCACCGGGGTTGAGGGTTTACCCTCCACACCGGTGGAGGGTACGTCAACACCGGTTGAGGGTATGACGAGTCTGTAGCTGTTTGGATGGCGCCCCTTAGAGTATTCAATCTCCACCCATCCTGCCGCGCTCAGCTTCTTCAACCAATTTCTGACCGCATTTTCCGTGCAGGAAAGACATTTTGCCATCGTCTCCATCGAAGGCCAACACTCATCATCGTTGCCCGTATAGGCGGCGAGAAGTGCGTAGACTGCTTTTTCTGAAACGCTTATTGAAGGATCGCAAAGAACTTTTTTGAAAACTATTCCGTAGCCTTTTGGGTAACTGTGATGTGCCATAAAAGAAGAACCTTTCTGAGACGGCTCCGATTGGCGTCGGATTCGCGTATCCCCGGGACTGGACACGCTAACCGTCTCGAAAAGGTTCTTACTCGCATCCCGGCGGTCCAGAATGGGAGCCACCCCACTCATCGAAGAAAACATATCTCACTTTTCCTTTGTTGTAAAGAGGGGTGGGGAAGTAGATTCCCCACCTTGAAAAACGCTCGGGGACCTTGGTTTTCTCGGGCAGGATGGCTCGCTCTTTCCTGTTGGTTTGCTCGGAAAAGTCGGCTCGCTCATCTTAGTTGGATTTCTCTCTACCCCCGGCTCGCTCTCTTTACATGGGTTTCTCCACGGCAGTGGCTCGCTCGTGCCATCTGGTTTACTCAAAGGGCTTGGCTCGCTCAACACGGCTGGTTTTCTCAACGTCCTGAGCAAAAAGCTTCAATTGCTCTTTTTCCTTTTTTTCCCACTTTACCTTCCGCCAGCAGAGATCGCCGTAGCCGCGAACAACGGAGGTCCGGTTCTTCAAGACTCGGTGACAGCGGCGGCAGGTCATACGCGCTCGAAGCTAATAGCCCAGATCCATGGATTGCTGGCCCACGGCGCGCGCTTGCCGTTAATCTTGTCCCATAACTCCGCAAACGCTTCCCTGTTCTGTTTGGGGTAGTCGTCCCATGTGGTGCAACATCCTTCTGCCGCCGCATCAGATTCCGTGATCTCCTGTAGTCGCTGCACCTGAACGTCCGTGATGCGAAGTGTGATCCGGGAAGCCCACCGGGGCATATGGATTGCCGGCGTCCAGCGGGGTTCGATGACGCATCCCCCGTCCACTCGATAGACGATTCCGTCAGCCGGGTCACGCTCGGCGTCGGCATACCGCTTGGCGAAGGTTTCGCGAACCCATAATAGATCGCCGGGATGGCCGTACGGGCACCATTGTGCGGCCTCTCCCGGAAGCATCAAGCCATCCAGGCGTCCGGGATTGCGGATCCCTCGGCGTGTCTGCGTCTTGCGGCCTTCGAGGATTGCACGGACCATAGGACCGCTGAAAAGGATGGGATGCTCTGCCATGGCATCACTCCTTCAGCGTCTTCGAGACGAAGACTCCGCGCATCCCCTCAAACTCTATCGGGTAGAGGTACACGCGCTCCCCGCGCTTCATTCCCAGCCCCGGGGGGAAGTAAACGGTCACCCCGGTGTAGTTCCCGCTGACGTTCACGGAGTACCCCTTCCCCTTGTTTGTGAGGACGGAAACGGTCAGAGGCTTCCTTGTAGTTTTCGCCATTCAATCCCTCTCCTTTCTCAAAGGACACCATGCGGGAGGCTTTGGCAGAGATTCCATGTTTCTCTGTATCAACGTGTTGTCAGTAGGATACTTCCCGCAATACCAGCCCCTGTTTGTTCGATCGTTGCAGCTCACCTTTGCAGACCACTTGCATCGTGCGCAAGTCCTCGGAGCTTTCATCGCAACGCCTCCTGCTTCGCCATGATCCGTATGGCGTGCTCTTTCGCCTGGATGGAGTCAGGGTTCATCAGAACCCCGGAATTGCACTCCCCGCAGTGCGTCCCCCGCTTGTTGTCGACGTCGTCGATCACCGAACGGCCGAACTTCCGTATGTTGTCCCTTGACTCCGCCAAGACGTGGGCGAGCTCGAAGCCGTCGAAGAGCATCGGCATCCCGCAGTACGCGCAGCGGCCGTCCTGCCGTTCATAGACGGTCTCCCGCTGCTCACTGAGGACTAGACTTCTTCTGCTCATCTTGGTCTCCATTTCAATCTCCAGACTATAGCGTAAGCCTCTTCATTCCTCTGCACTTCAATGAGTTCTTTCGATTCAAAAGCAACATTTATAAACGATTCGAGCTTTCTCATTTGTGAGAGAGCTTCGGCCAGCCCGACTGATTGAAAATCAGCCAGCGTCAATGTTATCGTTTCCGGACGCAGGAAAAGTTTCCGAACTATCTCGCTTTCAAAACTCATTTTTTTCTCCTTTCATAGTCTTTCCAATATGACCTCATCTCTTCGTACGTCCGCCCCCCAAGGCTCTTGTACGTCCCCTTCTTCGGGTCCTCGGGGTCTACGTACTCCGTCAGTGGGATCCCGTGCTCGTCGGCGAAGCGCTCCAGCGTCTTGTTCGCCCAGTTCTCCTCTTCCTGGCTGGCGTCCGCTTCGGATATCGGCTCCTCCGCTCCGTCGAGAGAGAGACGAGTCCGCCAGTGCCCTTCTCCTGCGGTCATGCGTTTCATCGCCGCCTTCACCTGGTCCGCCGTGTAGAGGGATTGCCCAGCGTCGTCCGTGAGCCACTCCGCGATGTCCTGGCAGTGCCCGTGGAGTCGGTTCGACCCGCTCCGAGGGCCCGTCTTCCGAGGACGAAACGGAGCGTCAATTCGGAGGCGGAAATGGTCGTTCGTCTTCGCTCCGACGATGTTGAGAAAGTTCCAGAGCTCGTTGTGAACGACTCCCCCGGTTACCTCGAACGCCATCACGCCGCCGTCACCGGTCCGCTTCAAGTGGAAGGTGTAGTCGACGCCCATCGCTACAACCTGATCCTTTCTTTCTCGTGCCACTCGACGACGCGGTTGATCGCCTCCAGCTTCAGCGCGCTGAACTCCGATGCCTTCACCGTCTCCGCCTTGTATGTCCCCTTCGCCGAGAGGTAGAGAACGATCCCCAGAGGGCCGCTGGGGTACTCAATCGAAAGGTCGCGGCGCCCCGCGAAGCCGAGATCTGGATCCCCGACGACTTCCTCGACCCCCTCTACTTGATAAGAACCGATTGCGGAGAGGAACCTTTTCAGGGCCGTCAGGTAGCCTTGCCACTTCGCGTCGAGCCCTTGCTCGTCAAGGATCGTCTGCATGTAGAGCGTCACCATCTTGTGGACGGATACCCCCCGCTCCGCGCTCCCCGGTTTGTACCAGTTGCTCTTTCCATCCCCAAGGATCGTCGTCACAGAGGGGAGTTTCCGGTCCCGCCAGAAGTAGCGGTGTCCTTCTTCGAGGAACGTGATCTCGGGGTTCCTCTTCCCGAGGATGTAGAGGGCTATCTGGAACCGATGCCACGGCTCCGGATGCCCACTCTTGATGTCGATGACCGTCATACTCGATGTGCCGTTGAACCGACGTCCTGGAACGCCACCCCATCGTACACCACGGCGTCGTGGTTCGTTCGCGCCTGCGCGTCCCCCTCCGACTGATTGAAGAGGACCAGAGAGATCGGCGCCCGCCCCGCAGCGATCGCCTTCACCAGAGCGGGGAGATCGTGACAGATCGCTTTCCAGTGCGCTCGGTTCGACGTTCCCGCAGCAGACTCCACCTTCTCGGGCTGGACGACGGCGATCTCCGGCGGCTTCTCCGCGAGTTCGACGGCAAGTTTCGGGTCCATCTTCTTCGCATCCTCGATCTCCTTCGCGCGAGCGTCGTCGAGTTTCTTCTGCTCCTCCTGCCGCTTCTTCTCCGCTTCGTCGGCAAGTCTCTTGTTCTCTGCCCGCTGCCAGTCCCGGGCCTTTGGGTCGAGAATGGCTATCGCGTCGTCGTAGGGCTTCTTCAACTCGTCGATGAGCGCGATCACGCTGGAGTTAGCCTTGTCCGCAGCGAGCTTCGCGGCTTTCGTCTTCTCCCTGACAGTCTTGAACCGCTCGTCGATTACCTTCTTCCGCCGGGCGCACTCCTGGGCGATGGTCTGCGCCTGCTGCATCGTCTCGACGCTGGAGACGACGAACGCCTTCGCCCGCTCGACGAGGCTCCGTCCGTCCGCTCGCATGGCGGGGACTTTGATCTTCTCCCCCTGCACGTCCTCGGTCTCTTCAATGGTGGTGGCCTCTTCGGTCCCCATGTTGAGGTTTCTCATCACATCCCTGCCTTTCCCAAAAGCTCGACTTTCCGGTCCGCAAGAGCCGCCGTCCAATCGAGGAACTTGCTCTCAAGCGCTGCGACGTCCCCCCAGACCGACTTCCCGTCCTTTTGGTACGCCGCGAGCTCCTCGTCAGAGAAAAGGACGTTGTACGGCCCTTCGTTCGGGAAGAGCCTCCGAGCCATCGTCTCGGAGATGATCGGCGACCCCTCCTTGTCGACGAGCGGCGTCCAACCTTTCGAGTAGATCTGCCCCATCTGGTTCAGAAGCCCCTGCAGACTCGCCCTCGCTTCCTTGATGTCACCCGCCACTACCTTCTGTGTCTTCGGCGGTTCGGGTTTCTTATCTTCTTTCGCAGCGGGAACTCTCACACCAAGTTCGTCAACGGGGACGCCCCCCACCGCGCGGGGTTCCGCAGGTGGTTCCTCGGGAGTTTCTACGTTCTCCCCGCGGCCGACGACCCCCGTCCCGCCCATGTAGGCGTAGCGGATCGCGAAGCTCCGTGCCGCCATGTACTTCTGCATCGGCGACATCAGGTGAGTCCCCTCCCCGATCGGGATCTCGATGGTCGTCTCCACGACGTGCCCTCCGCGGTGACGGAGAATGCAAGTCCCCGCCATGAAGGGGACCTTCAGCTCTGCATGGACGAACCCCTTCGCCTTCGTCGTCGCAGAGAACCCGTGCCGAGCGAGTATCGGGCCGATCTTCTCGACGATGTCCTCGTGCGGTGCGTATACGTAGAGAAGCTTTCCTCCGGGGCACGGCTGTCCTCTCACGAGTCCCGTGTTCTTGCAGAGGTCGCACTTCGTGTGATCGCGGGCCTCCGCCTTCTTCTCGATGATCGGGAACTCCGCCTGTGCTGCAGCCAAGCAATCGTTGAAATCCTTCTCCGCAACCTTCGCCTGGATCTGCTCGAACAGCGCCACAAGTTCCTTCATGTAATCGATCGAAACTTGGCGCTCAATCGCCTGCTCCATGAGTTTCTGGAGATTGATGAAGTCATGGACTGGCTCCGTGATAGAGACCTGTCCGATTGTCTGTGTCCTCATCGGAACAGCTTCTCCGATCGGAACCAAAGCCCCTCCCTTTTCTGACTTTGATACCCTGGCAGGCCGACCCTTCGCTGAAGTCTTTCTTTCTTTCATCTGGCTCTCTCCTTCCTGATGATATTAGCACCCGGAAAACGATCTGTAAAGAGTTAAGTTATAACTCAGAAGGGTATGTCCTCCTGAAATCCGTCGGGCGCCGCTTCCGTCCTCGTCCGGGGCCCCTCGTCGTCCTGCCCTGACTCCCGCTGCGGGGCGTCTTTCTTTACCCACCATTCGACGCGATCCGCGAGGACGTACATCCGGGAGTGCTTCTGCCCGTCCTTCTCCCAGGAGTCGACGCGGAGCTTCCCAAAGACGCGCGACTTCATCCCCTTGTGAAGGTTCTCCGAGACGCGCTCCGCGGTCTTCTCCCATGCCGTCACGTCGATCCAGACGGGTTCCGACTTCCACTCCGTCCCGACCTTCTTCGAGAAGTTCGAGGCGATGGAGAACTTCACGACCGCTGTCCCGCTGGAGGTGTACTTCAGCTCTGGCTCCCGGCCGAGGTTCCCCTCGACGACGACAAGGTTCATGTCCTGCATTTATTTTCTCGCTTTCTTTATGGCAGCCACAAGCCAACGAGAATATTTCTCTTTAGCTTTCCTTTTGGCGGCGGCGGCGTAGGCGGCGGCGTCGGCGGCGGCGTAGGCGGCGGCGTAGGCGTAGGCGTTGGCGGCGGCGTTGGCGGCGGCGTAGGCGGCGGCGTAGGCGTAGGCGTTGGCGTAGGCGTTGGCGTAGGCGGCGGCGTAGGCGGCGGCGTAGGCGGCGGCGTAGGCGGCGGCGTCGGCGGCGGCGTAGGCGGCGGCGTTGGCGGCGGCGTTGGCGGCGGCGTTGGCGGCGGCGTAGGCGTAGGCGTTGGCGTAGGCGGCGGCGTTGGCGGCGGCGGCGTTGGCGGCGGATCTGTCTTTCCCGCTTATCCACAATTCAGCCCATTCATTCCATGCCTTATCCTTGCATACCTTCTTGGCGATCTTCACCGCATCGGTAGCAACGCGCATTGACCACGCGAGTACAACCTCTTTGGCATCAAAGGACCACAATACCTTGCGATTTCTGCATACCAGCTTGTCGTCCTTTTTCTCCATACCTCCGCTGCATTCAACGCGAGATACCGTAAAGCCGGGCGCATAGCGCCAGGCATCAACGATATCAACGCTTGCGTGATATCCACTGGCGCACATTCGCAGTTCCCCGGTGTGCGTGTAGGTCTTCCCGACCTCCAACGGCTGGCCGTCCCGAAGGACATTCCCGTTGGTCCAGTGCCACGCTAGAACTCTTCTTTCTCTCATCCATTTCTCCTTTCTTCTTCCCTGTCCTTCTCTACGTCGATCAGGCGCTCGACTACGTAGTCCGGCGACTCGCTGTCCTCGTCAAAGTGCACCATCGCCCGCTGCAAGCCGTCAACGTCCGGCTTCCCCATCGGTCGCGTCACCGTCGCTTTCCCCTCGACGAACATTTCATCGCTCAGCGAAGAGTTGCGGACGATCACGCGGTCGCCTTTAGAAAGTGCTTTCTTCATCAATAGACCTCCTTCACGACGAACGTTGAAACAGCGCTGTACTCGCGCAGCTTCTTCCTCGCCACGGAGTCTGCGGTCTCCCCAGGGAGCACCGGTATCCATTCCTGCCAGTCCTGACCGTTCAAACGGTATTCGAGGACAACGGCCTTCGGCTGCACTCTCGCCCTCGATTCTCGGAACCGCCTCTCGCGATCGGTCGCCCACGCCCGAAGCTCCCGAAGCCGTTCTCGCTTGTTCATGGTCTAAAGTGTATCACGAGTTATACCTATTGTAAAGGAATCATGAGAAAAAAAGAGAAGATTTTTGGAGGGTCAAAACGACCCTCCGATGGGGGAAAAAAACTCTTTACAAAAACAGAAAAAGAGGGTTATGATTTCACTTTGACAGGTTTCCATTGCAGATCGAACGGAGGGTACCCAAATGATCAACCAAAACTTTTCACCGCAGTCTTTTCTCTGCTTCAAGATGAAAGACTGATCCGGCCTTCAGGCAAAGGTGAAAAGGGCGCCCGTACAAAGCGGGCGCTTTTTTTTATTTCACGTGGCCTGAAAGCAAGAGAACGAGGAACGTAGAGGCCACCCCGATGATGAACCCCCCGGCGCCCCATTCGACGAGCCGCCACGGGTCGACATGCGGGACGACTCCGGGGAACTTCCACGGACCCATCGTCAGGTTATACTTCAGCTTCCCGTCGATAGAGACGACTACGGGCCCGTCGAGGGAGACCGAAGCGTCCTTGTCCGTGAGGAAGATGTGAAGCCCCGGCATCGTGATGACGGGCGTTGCCGTGTAGACCCCGAAGATCCACGCCGGTGCGTCGAGCTTCCCTGAATCGATCAAAGCCTTGATCTGATCCTCGGAAGTTACCCCGTCGGCGCGGGAAACAGAGACCACCCCGAACATAAGAATCGCAACGATGAGAAGTCCGACCATCAGCAAAACATGATCACGAGAGAGGCGCATTCTGAACCTCCACTTGAACCTTTCCCCCCGGGACTTGCCCGACCGCCTTGACGTCGGTTGCCTTGATCCCGAGAGGTGCTGTGTCGACAACCCCCCAGCTCCCGTCCGGCTGATGCACCGAAAGGTGAGTCGAATCGATCACAGCGAATGGGACAGGACTTTGTGCGTTGGGGACAAGGACTCCCGTGAGGAGCTTCCCCACGACGTTGATCACCTTCCTTCCCAGCCAGATCGCCGCGATCGTAGCCGCGACCGTCAACAGCATCTTCCAGTGGGCCTTCAGGAACGACAAGAACGGCCCTTTCAACCAGTCCAGAACCTTCTTCATATTTGCCATCCTCCCCTTAAAATGCCCCCGGAGGCCCCAAGGAACGCCCAGAATCGATCCGGGGGATGATTTCGACTACGGATTCGTCGGGGACGCCGGCGGTGCCACCTTGGCGACGATCCCCGAAAGGACCTGCGGGATCGACTGGACGATGATCTGGTACGCCAGCTCAGTGACCGCCAGCGCCAGCAGCCCGATCGCCACTCCCCACAGCCAGAACAGGGCCACCGACGGAAGCACCAGCGGCGCAACCAACTGCCCGGCCGCAAGACACAGGATCGGCGACGCCACCGACGGGAACCATCCAGGCAGCGGGGTCTTCTTCCACGCCGGCCACCCTTTCACCCACTCGATCAGCCCGACCACCATAACGGCGGCCCCGACGATCGACAGAACGACAAGCTTCAAGTCCATACTCTCCTCCTCAAACAACAGAGATTTGAACGGCTTCCCCGGCCGCCTTCACCGCCAGATACTGCTGGCACAGCCACGTCGCATCATCGGAGCTCGACATCCGGATGCACCCGTCAGTCGTCTTCCAGATCGCGTCGAAGTGAAACTCGTAACCCCAATCCTCTACGAAATCTCCGATCGGGGATACGTAGTGCAGCGCCACGTGTCCCGTACCTTTGCAGGTCGGACAGTCCTCAAGTTTTCCGTCATCCCCATCGACCGATCTCGTCCCGTGGCAGACGGGACAGACGTCCGATACCTCCCACCTCTCGACAAGTTGATGGGCGTCCGTCTGCAGGACCCACGGGGCGAGTTCAGGGTCCTTCTCCTCTCGGGCCCCGATCACGTTCCACGTCCCGATCGGGAACGGCTTCGGCATGTAGGGATATCCCTGGCTGCCATCGGCGTTCAGGGAGTAGATGACGGGGAGCTTCTCCTTGATCCGGTCCGCCTGAAGGCAACTCACCATGAGGAGCTTCCCGAAGGCGGTCAACTGCGTTCGACCTGCACTCACGACGATCAATTCACTCATCAGAACATCTCCGGGAACGCCGCCGCGAACCGGCGGTCGAGCTCCCACTCGTGCCTCAACAGGGCAACGACGTAGTCGATCTGTCGCTGGTCCAGACCGGTCGGAGCACCCTTGTTGTATGCCGCCGCCGCCGCCTCGAAGCTCAGGTCCCACCGGTCCTTTGCGTCCATGAGGTGCTGTACCCCGAACGGGATGTTAACTTCTATTCGCTGCAGGTCCGCCACGCTGTACGTCTTGTACGTGTAAGTGTTTAACCCCATCGGCCGGACGTCGAAACTCCCGTTCTGATTCGGCCCGTCCATCCGCTCTATCTGATGTCCGCCCTCGTACCACCCGAGCGACATCGCGAAGTCGATCGGGACCGGATGGACCCCATCCCCCTCCTGCGCCGCCTGAATGTACAGTGCCGCCCGGACGGGATCTCCGACTTCGATGGCGTAGAAATCGTACACCCTTGACGCCTGACCGGCCAGGATCAGCTTGGCAACCGCGGCGTTGATCTCCATCCGGGTCGGGGTCCTCCAGGTGGCAGCCGCCGTCCGTTGACTCATCGCCTCGAACCCTCGGTAGACGAACGTCGCAAGGACGATCGACATGACGAAGCACCCCGCCATAAGGATGTACAGCAGATCGAGCTTCGTGAACCGTCTTTTCCTTTCTTCCATAGACTCTCCTTCGGTCATATTATACCACCTCCGTCAATCTTGGCCCCGACCACGGCGGTCATCTGCTGACCCTGAACGGTGGTTTCCAGATCCTTGACAGGCGGTGGAACCTGCCGGTCGACCTTCCCCTCGATCGCGTTCAACTTCCTGAACGCCACCGCCAAGAACACCATCGTCACCATCTGGAAAAGCAAAATCAACATCACGATCACGCTCATCCGTCACCCCCTTGGTAAACGGGGCCGCGACCGCCGGAAGGAGAGAAAACCGGACGGCCGCATCGCCCCTACCCGCATCAGCGGGATCATCTCCTCACTTGAACACATGCAGGATCACCTGCTCGCCGATCAATCCTACGAGCGGGACCCCAACCCCCACGATCAGCCACACCAGCACCCTACGGACGGTGTCGGACATCTCCTTCTCGACCCTTCCTACCGAAACCCTGAGCTCCTTGACGTCCTGCTTTCGCTCGTCGACGTTCCTTGTGATCCGGTTGTTGATTTCAGTCACGTCCTCGCGGTGCTTCTCGGCCAGATTCTGCACGTCGCGCTGGATCGAGTCGACGATCCGCTTGGTAAGGTCATTCAGACTGGAGATCCCGGCCTCGATCCGCCCCTGGCCCTCGGCGATCTCAAGGTGCAGCTTCCGGTTCTCGGCCTGGTCCTGCTCCAGGCGGTCGACCCGCTGCTGCAGGTCGCGGTGCTCGTCTCGGCTCGGTCCTTCGGCCATCATCCGACCCTCTTAGCTTCGATGATGATGTTACCATTCCCGGATCCGGCTACAAACGAGATGGTTGGAGTAGATCCATCCTGGGTCATGAGGTTCAGATAATACGTAGTCAAAATTGGAACGTTGATTCTCTTGCTCTTACTGACCGTACTTCCAGAGCTGGTGCTTGGAGAAGCCGTTTCAGCGGTCAAATCCTGATCAGATTCAGAATTGTTTGCCGTCGACAAAGTCCCCGACACCCTGTTTCCTGCTGAATTGCCAACCATATTGGCCATCCACCGGGCCTCGTGAGATCCAGGAGGCAATTGCAAGGTACCACCCTTGTTGTACCATGTCGAAGCCACCGCCAACGCTTGACTCTGGGTTGTAGTTATCACATTTCGATACCATGATCCGTCGCATGACTCCACTACCCACCCATACCCCGAAGGCGCCCCAGAGACCGACGGCCGCACGCGCAGGTGTCCATACTGCTCGGTGATCTGCCACGTCCCGTTCGTGAACCCCGCCAACCCGTCGTTGACGTTCAGGAGTTTCACCAGCACCGACCCGTAGCCCGAGCCGAGCATGTTGGTCGCCCCCGCATTGTGGTTCTGGATGTCGACCTCGAACCCTGCGGCCAGGGCCGACCCTGCCGAGGGTAGCGTCACGGTGTACGTGCTCCCCGATCCGAGCGCCGTGATGATGGTCCCGCTCCCTATCGGGACGGTGAGAGCGCTCCCCGTCGTCATGCGGACGCAGTTCATTATGGCGAGAGCCTGCTGGACGACGTTCGAGACTGCCGTCCCCACCTGATTGTCATAGGAGGCGTTCTGGACGACCCCCCCAAGCGTCAGGAGGTTGTTCAACTCCAGCGTCAGGTGCCCCCACATCCAGTTGTAATGCTGCGCCGCCAAGGGGTTACCGGGAACGTACCCGTTGAGGATCAAAGCGGCGGAAGGAGCGGTCAAAACACCGGCCGTGGCGAAAGAAGGAATCATGGGGAACCCCCTCTGGACAAGTTATAACTTCTGTGATACCTTTGAGAGTGTACAGGAGGTACAGAGAAATGAGTGGAGTGATTGGATTGATCGCGATCATGATCGCAACAGCGGTCTGCGGGACCACGTCGGATAGGCTGGACGCCAAAGGGTACCAGCAACCGAAGAGCGCGTCGACAGCGTTCTATCAGGCATGGATCGCTCCGGACAACACCAGTGGACCCGACAAACCGCAGGGGAAGTGAACTAGCAAAGACGGCTTTCGGGCCGTCTTTTTTTTGTCTAGTATTCGATGACAATCCGCCCTCGCATTCCGTTTCCGCCAGAGGCTGCGCTGCCGGCCCCCCCCACAGCTCCACTCCCTCCGGCTCCGTCGACGGTGGCGTTGATCCCAGCAACCTGAGTCCCCGAAGATGCCATCAATATGAATCTGGCTCCAGGTCCGTATATACTGCCTCCACCATACCCAGATATCGCCTGACCGGTCGTCCCGCTCGCCAAGCTGAAATATGCCGGACCTCCGTCTCCACCGTTGATGTTGATCTGTCCCCCGACGGCAGATGGCCCCGGAGTCCCTGAGAGTATGTTCCCTGCGCTCCCGCTCCCTCCAGTCCCCCCAGTTCCCGTCAAAATGTTGGTGCCATCATTGATCAACGAACTGGTCCCTGAACTTCCGGGAGCCGTGCTGGCGGCTCCGCTCCCTCCCAACCCTACGGTGTAAACCAAGGCAGCATTCGCCATCTCCGTGATCACTGAGATGGCGGTTGCACCACCAGTTCCGCCGGCCCCGAGCGTGGTGCCTGATGTTCCTCCACCACCTCCTCCGCCACCAGTCACGATGCATTTGTAGGAACCCTTCCAAGGTGTGAACCAAGTCTGCGCCGATCCAGAGGTGAACGTCTGAAGGAAGGCGTTCCCGCCGATCTTGCACCACGCCGAGCCGTCCCAGAGCAGACGGACCGCACCGCTCCCGAGGAACGCGCTCCCGGAGCCGTTAACGATCATCACGCCGGAGCCCGCCAGAGACTCGACAATCAGTTCGATTCCAGGCCGTGCCGCTCCAGCCGTTATGACGTAGTTCGAACTTCCCGAAAGGTTTGCGAACTGAACGAGCATATTCCCCGCGAACTGCGAGGCGGTTGTGATCGTCCCGCTGGTCGAGATCAGAACGTTGGTCCTTCCTATCGCCTTCAAAACTTGACTGTCGTCGGCGGTCGACTGCGAAAGCCCCTGTGCCGAAAGGACGTTGTTCAGCTCCGCCGTCAGGTGGTAGAGGTACCAGTTGAAATGCTGCGCCCCGAGAGGATTCCCAGGAACGTATCCGCTCGAAAGAAGCGGGGCGGAAGGGGCGATCAAGACGGCTGCGGTTCCGAAGACTGGGATCATGGCTATGGCTCCTCAAAGACGACGAGCGGCAGAGTCTCCAGCGCCGCCACGACTGAGTTGATGATGTAGAGGTACCGGATGTCGATGTACGTCGTGAAAACCACCGTCACGTTGTCGTATGCGTTCCACGAGATCGTGTACCCCGTCCCCCCGCCGCCGGTGTTCGCCCAAGCGGCAAGCTCGTCGATGACTTGAATCGAAAGTCCGTTGTACATCGCCTCCGCGTAGATCGGGAGGAGCGCCTGGTACCACGTGGCAGGCATGGTGTTGTTGGCCGCCGGAATCGCCGTGTCAAACTCCCCGCCGGGTCCCGAGGGCCACGTCGATGCGTCCGAAAGCCCGTACGTCGTTGAGTTCACGGGAGGGAGCGAGGCGTCGGAGAGGATCAAGAGGTACTGATTCGTGAAGACGTTCGTCACCAGCGGACGCGGGTACCCGACGAGTTCCCCTACGTAGTCCAGCGTGGCGTCCACGTCCTGCGCCGTCGCAATCGACAGCGCCGACCAGTACTGAATGAGCGCCAGCGGCTCCTGAATTGCGTTCAACATCCCCTGGACGGTCGCCTGAACGACGGGTCCGCTGAACTGAGAGGAAAGATAGTCGGTCGCGTTCGCGCTCATCCTGCCGCCACCGTCACATTCGCCGACGGGATCGAGGGGAGCGCGTTCCCGTTGACTATGACCTCGTTGTGCCAGCTCGTGTTGTCGAGCGACACCGCAACTCCCGTGACCACGGCGTACGTGTACCCCGCCGCCGCGATGGCGGAAGCGATCGCCGCCCCCGTCACGTGTGCGCCTATCGTCCAGGGGATCCCCGCGACTATCGCCTGGAGCGTCGTGTCGAACCCGACCTGCGTCGGCGTCCCCGCCTCGTAGTAGACCGTGACATAGACGTTCTGAGCGACTGCGTTGTCGTACTGAACGGCGATCAACTGTCCTGCGGCCGTCATGTAGGGCTGGACGTTCTTCGCCGTGAAGGTGACCGTCGCCCCCGCCGCCTCGTTTGTGACCGTGGCGCTCGAAGGGGCAACGACGATGCTCGACCCCGAGACCGAACCGACCTTGAACGTGAAGTTGTTCGACCCGCTCCCGGTCACCGACCACCACTGGCCGGCGACGAATCCAGCCGTCGAGAAACTCCCCCCTGCGGAGGTGATGGTGTTCCCGGACGCCGCGAACGTGAAGTCGCTCCTCGAGAAGTTCGCCGGCGCCCCCGGACCGACGGAGAAGGTCTGAATGAGCATCCGCTCCGCGTACGCCGTAGCTATCGCATCCCCCGTTATGTCGCTTCCTGCGACGACGATGTATGCCGAAAGCGGCGGAACGTTGATCGGCCCCTGAAGGACGAGGTTCACCGTCGGCGACTGGTTCAAGTAGACCGCGCTCTGCGTGATCCCCTGGATCGACGCTATCGCCCGAGCGGTCCCCTGGAGGTTCTGGTTCGCCGTGTTCCCCTGAAGGAGTCGCTGTCGTATCTGCTGCGACGTCTCAACGTTCCTCCCGACGACGGCCGCCGCCGGGTTCGTGATCGACGCGACGTGCGGGACCGTCGTGGTGAAGGACGTAAGCGTCCCCGGGGGGACGGCTATCGGCCCGAGGACGTCGGCCTCACAGAGGAGGCTTCCGGAGCTCCCGCTCCCGAGCGTCAACGTCGCTTGAGCGACGAAGTTGCAGATCGTCCCGTATGCCGCCTTTGTTCCCGAGGGGACCGTCGCTCCGCTGGAGTCCGCCGTCACGACGAGGGTGACCAGGGAGTACGCCCCCGGGATGAAGGAAGTCCCCGTCATCGGTAGGGTAGATGCAAGCTGCGCATCTGTCTCCTCGGCTACGGAGAACATCTGCGACGCCCCGAGGAGGTCCTGGTCGTTGTCCGCGAGTATCTGCCCGAGAGATAGGCACATGATCCAAACGACGTTTCCGAGGGACGCGGCGAACTGAATGACGTTCCCGCTCCCATCGAGGACGTTGTTCGCTGCGAGCACCGCGTTGATCTGAGCGAGGATGTCGGCGGCGTGCTCCGAGGCGGAGGAAGGCTTCCACGTTCCCGCAGCGTATGACAAAAATGGGGGCATCGGATCAACCTCCTGGCGACCCCTGGTTGGTCGCGTTCACCGTCAACGAATCGTCGTTCACCACGTCGTAGGTCGGATAGTAGTCGGCGTGCCCTCCGTTGGAGAGGTTCGACCGGATCTGCCCGTCGAGCTGGGCGAAAGTCGTTGAACCCGTCAAGAACCCGATCCAGTCGGGGCCGACCCCGGGGAGCTGGGGAATGGAGTTGAGGTACATCCCGCAGAGGACCTGCGCCTGCTGCGCGTCCTCATCAACTCCCGTGAGGATGTGGACGGCGTGCTGTCCCGTGGTAGCAGACGGAACATAGAGGTCGAGTTTCTGCGGCGTAACTCCTGCGGGCGGGACCCCTATGACTTCTGCATCCATACTCTCCTCTCCCCTCACGCCGCTAAGATCTGCGCCAACGCCGTCGTCACGGGAGTCAACGCCCCCGCTAGAGTAGTCGCCGCAGCCGCCAAACCAGTCGGCCCCGCCTCGCACGAGACGGCGAACGTCGAGAGGGCCGAAAGCAGGTTGTTGATGACCGTGAAAAGACTCGCCGCTGCGTTCTTCACGTGGAAAAGGTTGGCGGCGTCTATGACGATCTGCGCCTGCTTGCTTGCGGAGTACAGCGGAACCGCCTTCAGGGTCTCCTGCGTGTAGTGCCACGGGATGTCGGTCGTTGTCGGCGTCGCCCCGGCGGCGGTCTTCACGAAGTCCTTCCCCCCGAGGAGGAGGACGACGTCCCCGGTCGCTATCTGCCATGTACCCGGGAACGGCCAGAGAACCTCCACCCGCTTCGTCACGGTAGGTTGTAGCGTCTGCCCGAACTTCTGCGGGATGATCGCGTGCTGAACGTCGACCGTAGTCTGGTCGGTGGCCTGCACGACCCCCACGTCGACGATGAACTTCGACGCGAGGATGTTCTCGATCAGCCACGCAGGCATCCGCCCAACTGCATCGTAGATCGTGCTCGTGCTCACGCCGTGGCCTCCGGAGCGGAAATCGAGACGAGGGACATGTAATTGGTTGCATCGGAGGTGCAGAAATCGAACTCCAGCATCAGGATCCGGAACGTGTTCCCCGACTTGACCTGCGACCCTCCGAAGCTCTGCCGGAAGTATTTCGGATCGACGATGATGATGTTCCCCGACGCCAAGCCCGGAACCCATGGGGCCTGAATCTCATACCCCGCCGATGTGTGCTTCGCCAGCGCGATGTAATCGAGCCTGACGAATTGCGATTGCGTCATCCCCAAGTTGGCATGATACACTAGCAGCAGATTATTGTACGGGCAGATCCTTACTCCGGTAAAATTGTGATTTTCATCATAGGTTTCAAAAAGGGCTTCGACATGAGGAATCATGTCTTTCATCATCCCATTGAATTGAATATCTTCAGGGAGAGCAATGTCAGGAGATATATTGTATACCAGAGTCAATCCCAATCCATCGGCAATATCCTGACAGACGGTAGATAGCATAGTCCCGGCCGATTCGACCCCTCCGAAAATCGCATTGGTCCATGTATCAAGATTACCAAGCAATAATTGGAAACATGTCACTCCGTCAGGCCCCGGAAGCTCTTGGAAAGCGACGAGTATTGAACCCGTGAATCCGACCTGCAGCGTCTTCCGGTACCCCGCCTGAACTTTGACCGTCTTGTAGTCGGAAAGGGGTCGCGCGAGGTAGAGGTTCGTTATCCGAAGCTCCACCTGGAGGAGCGTGTTCTGCGGGATCAGTTTCCCCTTCAAGCGGATCGTAGGCTTCCTCCCCTGGCCGTCCCCCGGGGCCGGCGTCGTTATGAAGTCCGTCTCCCCGTCCGCCGTGACGAGTGTGACGTCGATCACCTTGTCCCAGAGGTCGATCGAGTTGAAGTTTATCGTCGCGACGTTCGTCGACGGCATCTCAGTCAACCCCCCACTGAATCAAATAGAGCGAACTGTGCGGAATCAAGTCCGTCAACCCGAGAACCGTCAAACCCGTCGACCCCGAGGTGTCGAGGACGATCCCGTAATCGGTGAACCCCGTCCAATCGATGACGTCGGGGATGCACCCGAACTGCCGGACTTCCCCCGACGGGAGCGTGGCCCAGCCATTCCAGACGCCGTTCAGCCACGAGAATTGAAAGGTGAAGTGCCCCAGCGGCGGGTCCGCTGAGAACGTGAAGTTCACCGTCCCGGGGTCCACGTTCGGATAGCTTATCAGGTAGGACTTGGAGATCGACCGCATCACGGGACCCCCGCCGCGGAGGGGATCGCCGCCGCATTCGAAGGCGTCGAACCGTAAGAGGCAGGCGCCCCTCCCGTCTGCCCTGGAGTCGGAGAGGAGTTCGCCTGGTCGACGGGAGTCGACGCCTGCGTCCCTATCTCCGCCTTGAGGATCGTGATCTCCACGAGCGAGAGGCGGATCGGGACTCGATTCGCGACCGCTGGGTCGTGCGAGTACTGGAAGCGGGAGATCATCACTTGGTAGAGGCGGGAGGAAGGGTCGACGAGCGTCGTCGTCTGCCGCGAGTTGAAGATCCCATCCAGCGCAGTCGTCATCAGAAACAAAGAAGGCATGTACTGCGAGGAGAGCTCCACGGGGAACCCTCCGATGTATCCCTCGATCTCCCACGTGCGCGGTCCGGGGGCGACGTTGTCCATCACGTTCTGAAGTCCCTGCTGAAGGTTGATCAGGACATGTCGCGAAACCTCCGCCTCCATCACGCAGTCGAAGCGCGATGCCTCTATCGGGACGAGTCCGACGATCGGCTGCGTTATGAACCGCCGGACGAGGTTGACCGCCACAGGGTCGAGGATGGAGACGAGAGTCTGCAGACTCATCGCTGCTGCCCCACAATGTCAGCCGCCTTGTGAAGTTCCTGAATCCCCGTAGGAGTCACCTTCACCCCGCCCTGTGTCTTGTTCTCGATAGTCAGCGTTCCGTGCGGCCCTGCTATGACCTGGCGAAGCTCTTCCAGAGTGTCCTTCCAATACGCTGCAGTCCACGGCATCGCACCGGGGTGCGCCACCGCGGAGGAATACTTCAAGTTTCCGGTCGTTATGGCTTGAATCGGACCGGCCGCGCTGATCAGCAGAGATGCCGCCAGCTTCGACATGGCGTCGATCATAGCACTGATTTCATCATGATTATGCTCGAGCCAATCGTTCAAACGCTTCAGTTCCGGCGCCAAGTCCGCAATGACCTTAGAAGAGAAGGCTTCCCACATCCCCTGAAACCGCGTCCCTGTCTCACGCAGCTGCCCCATACCCGCCAGAGCCCCCGCTCGGTTCGGACCGTAGATCCCCTTCGCGGCTTCGGCCCTCATCTGGTCTATGCTCCGACCCGTCGCCCGAGAGTACAGCACCGTGTTGAGTGCGTCTGGACCGAGCAGCTGCAGGATCAGATCGTTTGCGAGGTTAGGATTCTTGGCGTTGCGGGCGGCGTTCATCAGCGTGCGGACTTGCTGGTCTTGCGTCATGTTGACCAGGTCTCCAGGGTTGACGCCGAGCTGCGCAATGTTCTGGAAGAACTTCGTCCCCGGGTCCATCCCCTCCTCTTTCATCCGGACGAGGTTCTGATGAAGGCTCTTGATCGAGTCGATGAACGCACTCGCGTTCCCCCCCGCCTCGGTGACCGCCGAGCTCCAAGTCGTAACGGCGTCGGCGTTCATCTGTAGATAGTTAGAAGTCAGGAGCAACTGCCCCTGCTTGTTTGCAGCGTCCAGGAGTTTCTTGAAACTGACGGTCACTCCGGCGATCCCTAGCCCGATCTTGACCAGCCGGGCCAGCTCGTCGCCGACCCCTTTGATGCTCCCGACTCCTCGTTGGAATGACGCCTGATCGGCGTTCAGCTTGAGGGATGCAAAAAAACCGCCTACGTTCTCGTCAGCCATCGCGTCCCTGCTCCATCAGGGCGTCGGTCGCAGCGTTCTCCGCCGCTATGTTCCGAAGTCCGTCGAAGAGGTCGTCGACGTCGAAGGGTTCCCGATGGTACGTGGCGACGAACCGGTAGTAGCCAAACATCAGCTCCCCCCTGACCTCTCTGCGGATTGCCTTTGCGACCCTGGAGTCCCGTTCGGAGTTGCCGCCGCCGGCGGATCGCTTTCGGCCCGCGGCGGCAAGTATTTTTCCACTATCTTTCGGGAGCAGACTTCCAGCAAAAGGCTGTACGCCGCAGGATGCTTCCGCAGCACCTCCTGGTCGTCGAATCGATTCGTCATGTCGTTCAACTGGAAGTTGCCGATCTTCTGCCCTTTGTAGAGGACGGTCACCGGCTTTCCGACCAACGACAGCTTGGCGACCTTCTCCTTCATCTCCACGGAGTCAGCGCCGTTCCCCATCTCGGCGATGTAGCGCATCTGCTCCAAAAGCGGCACGTCGTTGAACGATTCCATCTCGACGGCGTAATCCTGGAGGAAATCCTTGTTCAAGTTGTTGAGCCGTTTCCTGATCGAGATCAGGAAGTCCATCGTGTAACGCATGTCGGCACTCTCTCCTTGTACCGGCGGCCCTTGCGACCGCTTGCCGTTCTTCCTACTGCCAGTCGGCGAAGGCGATCTGGACGTCGTACTCCGCCACGTCGGTCCCTTGGATGTGGAGCGGCTTGCACCGCTTCACCGTCGTTGTGGTGAACGTCCTCCGCTGTATGACGCCGTTCTGGCTCCACGACGCCGTAAGGGTCCCCCCGATGTTGTCCCCCGACTGCTGCAGCTGCTGGCAGCAAGCGACGATGTCGCCGTTTGCAACAACTCCCGTGGTCCTCACGGCGTTGAACCGCAGCGTCCCCGCCCTGACCGTGTTGGTGATCATCACCACCACCCCGCCAATCAGAGGAACGACGCGGGCGTTGTCCATCTCCTGGTCGCTGTCGACGATGTCTCCGTTGACCTTGAACCCGACCAGCGAGATCGAGTTCCCGTCGTTCAGAAGCGGATGGATCCACTGGAGGGAAAAGTCGCCTACTGTCTGAAGCTGCGATATGGCTGGATTGGCCACGCCTCTACCCTCCCTTTACGCCTTGATGTACAGCGTCCCGTAGATGATCGACTGCCGAAGGTTGTCGACGTACGTCGCCGACCACGCGTTCGGCACCACTATCACCCCGCCAGCCTCTGCCGGGAGCTTGTTGAACGGCGGCGCCGTGATGTCGGCCCCCGCCACGCCGTTCGACTTCATCAGACGGCCGATCCCGCCGAAGAGGTTCAGCTGCGTGGTCAGGATGTTCAGGACCCCCTGATAGGTGTCGTTGTTGTTGAACCCGCTCTGCGCCGTCGCCGTGATGTAGGAGGCCGTCAACTGCGAGGCGACGGTGTCGATGTAGTTCACCAGCCACGTGGCACCGATCAGCGTCTTCGAGATCATCGTCGTCCACTTCTCTGCGGCGACGTTCCCGCTCCCGTCCCCGACGTAGGTGAAGAAGCAGATCCCGCTCCCCTGCGCGTACCCGTACTGCGTGGCGGTCAGGTTCACCGGGCCAGTAGCGCTCGACCCGCTCGGCCCGAACGCGTTTCCGATCGCGAGGAAGTCCGTCTTGTTCCCGACCGGCGTCCCCGTATCGTTTACGGTCGCCAGCGTCGCCCCAAGCTGAACGAGCGCTGGGTTGTACGCCGGATTCCAGTGGTAGATGAACGGCACGTCGAGCGACTTCGACTTGAACCAGTTCGCCTCCGTGCCCACGGCCCCCGTCAAGAAGGTCCCGTCGTTCGACCCGAAGATGAACTGCGAGAGTGGGTCCGAGGCGGAAAGTGATGCCAGCTGCTGGTTCGCCTGCTGCTTGTACGCCGAGCTGTAGGCGAGTTTCCAGTACCCGTACTGGTTGAAGATGGCGTACTGGGACCCGAGGTCCACGGAGGTAGAGCCGCTCCCCGAGAAACTCCCGTTCGTGAACGTCGCCAGATAGACGATGGACGCCTGGTTCGCAGCGACGGAGTAGAACCCAGTCATCCACGCGAGCATCGAACCCGTTAGAAGCGTCTTGTACGTCGTCGCTGTGATCGTCGTGATGGTGTCCATCGCCGGAGCAGCCGAGAAGTTGGCCGCTGCGTCCGCACTGTCGATGAAGACCTCGACGGCGTAGAAGTTCGCCCCCGGCGTCGTCTGGAGGACGACGGTCGTGACGAACAGAATGTACTTCTGCGCTATCGACCCCACGTAATCATACGTCATTCCCCGCCCTCCCCTACTTCACCCCGACCACCTGACCCTCGAACTCAAAGTCCGGGATCGGGTAGGTCTGCCCCGAGTCTATCTCGTCGGCGTAGACGACCTCTATCCTGACGTTGTACGCGAGGACGGTGTTCGCCCCCTGCTGATCGAAGTCCGTCACCGTGACCGCTCCGGAGGAAGCCATCAAGCGCCCGTCGTACGCCGCCCAAGCGTCCTGGACGGCGCTGTTGTGCAGCCAGTGAACGACGCTGTTCGCCAAGTCCTCCGCTACGTCACCGACGAATTGCAGCGAGATCGACGCGATCTTGTGCGCCACCGACCAGTTCGTCTCGGTGTCCAACGCGACGAAATGCGGCGTCGTGACGGGTCGCGTCCCGTCGATCCGGAAAGCGCACCACGTCTTCGGCTTCCCGGGGTAGTTCTCCCCGCCTGTCGGCTGAAACCAGTTCCCCTGCCGCGGAACGACGTACGCTGGGTCCACGCCGAGGATCGCTGAAAGCGTAGCCTGAAGGTTTGCGGCATTCAGTCTCACGCTTCCCTCCACACGCCGTGCTCAAGGTAGCCGTGCCAATACCGTTCTTTCCAGTCTGGCGTATGCCCGTGGTGACCTATCGATGGTGAGAAGGTCGCCGTCCCATCCTCATGCTCCACAGGTGAATGATTCGTGAGATCGCTCATGTCCATGTCATTCATTCCCTCGTCGGGGACGCGAGCAAACCACCGAAACGAACCGTCAGCCATAGGAGCCTTGACGTAGTCGCCGCGTTCGAGATGGAACGTTCCGTCGGGATTGGGCTGCACCCGTCGCCCCTGCGTGATCTGTCCTGCGCTCACGCTATCACCGCCCCGCCGCCCTGCTGGAAGGCTGGTTCCACAGTCTCGGTGCCATCGTTCCCGACCACGCGCTCGCAATCATAGACCGTGAACCCAGCTTCGTTCGTCCAAGAATTGTCGGGGAGTCCTATCCGGTAGACGTACTGCCCGTCGTCGATGAACCACCCGACCTGCAGCGTCTCCGAGGTCCAGAACCGCATCTGCCGTTCGATGACGAGATTCCCGTGCCGGTCGACCACCCTTCGGCCCCCCGTGCACTGAAAGACCCCGGAGAAGTTTTTCATATCGGTCCTCGGTCCGAAACCGCTCCCCTGGACGGGTTGCATGTTGAAGTACTGAACCTGGACCTTCGCTTCGGGGAACATCGTCAGCATAGAACCGAGGGAGCCGTTCATCCGAGCGAGACCTCCCGCTCTTTGACCTTCGAGGGGCCGCCGCGGACAACGTACGTCGTCGAGTTGACGAGGAACCCCGTGTCGATGAGCGGCGTGTCACTCCCCTTCCGCGCGATGGTCCTCGGTGCGTTCGGTTGCGCCGACTTGTAGTAGTCGCTTCGAACGAACCGCTGGACCGCCCCGACCAAAAACGCCCCGATCCCCGCCAGAGAGTACTGACCTTCCGGCTCTCGGTTCTCCTTGATCCGCTTCTGGATCGTCAGCTTGATCATGTTGCGGAGCTCGGTCCTGACCTCGGCGATCGCCTGGTAGAGGAACGGCCGAGCGGGGATCCTCCTCGACCCGAAGTGCAGGAGCCGTGCGAGGTCGGAGTTCTGGATCTCGGTCCCCGGATGCGACACGCCGTCCGGATACCCGACCAAGATCTCATCGTCCCTGACCAACCGATGAATCTTCTCCACGTCGACCTTCCCGCCGACCCCGATGTCGATCATCACATCCCCCATCCGGGGAATCCGAAGAACCCCGGGGAAGAAGCCAGGGAGTTCGTCCTCCCGTAGAGCCGATAGCGTTCGGGGGCACCCATGATCATCGAGAGGGCCTTCACGCCGAAAGCGTTCGACTCCAGCTGCTTCAGAGCGGGTTGCGCCTCCAAGTCTTTTCGAGCGATCGAAACCCCTCCGATGGACTTCGAAGTCAGCGGCATCCCGCCGTCCCCGGACACTCCGACCACCTTGTCGGGGTACATGTCCGCAAGCCACCAGCCGACCAGATATCCTTCAAGGTTCGCTTGGTGCCCCGGCTTGCTCTGGTAGAGCTGAAAGATCCCCGGCCACTCGGTCTCGATTGCGGCGCACGCAGCGTCGATCACGGGGGCCGTCATCCCGTCCGTCGAGTAGAGCGTCGGGAAAGCGGTCTTGATGAACGCCGGGACAGAGGTGTGATCCACTTACGAAACCCTCGCCTTCGACGGGTCGAAAACTTCGTTCGCTCCGTCCGAGTCGGCCCTGTCCCCTTCGGGGACCTCGGCTACGGGCTTCGCCCGTTCCGGCTCGTTCGGGGGAGTCTTCCCCGCCTTTCGGAGTTCGTTTCGAAGCATCGCGACCTCCTGCTCCAGCTTGACGACACGAAGGTTCGAGTTGACGTACCGCTCGGGGATGTGGTCGACCACTTGGTAAAGAACCTTCCCCCTCCCGTCCTTGAAGACCTCCCCACGATCGTCCTTGACGTAGCCTGCGGCGATCATCTCGTTCGCCATCAGCCGCGCCCACTGCGCGTCGTTCAACTCCACGACGGGGGTCATCCCGCGGGCGATCTCGCTCTGGTACATCTTCCCTTTCGGGAGCGTCAGGGCGGGAAGAGGCTTCCCGTCCCGGACAATGGCGGACATCGAAACCGCATAGTTCGCGTAGCTCAAAAGGAACCTTGTCATTTTCGCCCCTCCTTCCGAGGCCAAGCGGGACGGGAGCATTCCGCCCCCGCCCTGTAGAGTTTCTTCATGTCGGGTAAAAGATGATCGTCGACGGAGCCACCGCCGTGGGCGCTCCGCGAGTCGGCTCGACCATCAACTTCGCGCTGGAGAACGTCCCCAACGAACGGCCGTGCCCGTCCTTGCATGTGACATCCTGCGACCCGTCGCTTTTCGATGCCACCGAGGAGACCGTCATCGTCCCGCCACCCGACGTCAACCTAACAACGTTGCCCGCTGCAAACGCCATCTGTCTCCTCCTTACGTGGTCGAGGACTTGATCCCGAACCCGCTCCACGCAGCGACCGCCGCCTGGACGGGGGCGTAAACGCCTGCGACCCGCCGGAGGAACTTGTACTGTGTGTCGTAGCTCCCAGGGATCGTCGGATAGACGAACTCCATCAGCGGGGCGCCGAACATCACCATCGGCTGCACCTGCCCTTCGGGGCCGGTCCTCATCCGCGGGGCGATCAGGAGGAAGTAGTCGTACGTCTGCGCGTTGAACGAGGTCGACGGCGCAAGGAGCGGGTCGATCACGATCTCGACGTTCGGCACGGACCCGTCCTCTTTCTTCCCTGCGATGAAGTTCTCGATCGTCGCCTTCAGAGCGGCGGTCGGGTTGTACGTGGTCGAATAGGGTGCGGTGAGACGGTTGTAGCACTGCGGCGACATCGCCAGGATCAGCGTCTCGGCCTTGTTGTAGAGCGAGTCCAGGAACGGAACGATGATCCCTTGCAACGCGGTGAGCATCGATGCGCCAGGGTTCGTCGAGTTGTTGAGGAAAATCGCGTTCATGCTCGAACCCGAGTACGATGTCACCGACGACGGGACCGAGAGAAGTCCGACCGTTTCGGTCGCCGTGTTCCCGTAGTAGACCAGGTAGCTCGTCAGCATGTGCAGGACGTAGTCCGTGTACTGCTGCTTGAGCGTGACCATCTGCTGCCCGAACGGCGATCCGCTCTGTTCCGCTCGCTTCAGCTCCTCGATCGAGAGGTCGTAGCTTGCCGCCATGTGGATGACGGGCGAGACCATGATCCCCGACTGGACGTTAACGTTCGGCGCCATGTTGTTCGAGAGTCCACCCGAGGACTCCAACGTGGCGAAGCCGACGTAGTCCGCGAGGTTCATGTTCATCACCTCGCACCAGGGCTCTGTCCCGCTTTCGACCTCGACGAGATCGAGGGCATTCGAGTAGAGCAAGGGGGCCTTGAAGATCTGCTGGAACCACCCGACGTTCCACGGCGAGAGGGCCTGCATCCCGAGGAGGTTCGGAGCGTTGGCGTTGGCGTCCATGACGCTATCGGTCACCGCCCTCCGCTTCGCAGCGGTCAGGCGGTACTGGCCCTTCACCCCAAGCTTCTCATCCCAAACGAAGCCGGTGTCTACTTTCCCTGGCTCCGTCTTGAAGAGCTCTTTGACCTCTTCGGTGGCGAGGATCTGCCGGGCGTCTGCGATGTACTTCGCCTTCCCTCGGTATGCCGCGTCTCCGACGTACGCGGGGCGCATCTTCGCGCGGGCGGGAACGTCGCAGTGGACGCGGTCCTCCGCCATCCCGACTTCGATCTCAGTCCTCCCGAGCCCGTGCTTGAGACTTGGATTGAGGTCGACGAACTGGCCGACCCTTTCCATCGCCGCTCCGAGCCGCTTGTCGTAAAGTCGGACGTTGTTGTCGATGAACTTGTCCATATCGGTGTCCTCCTTTACGCTGCCGCCGGACCGAGGATGTCGATGTCTACGATCCCGGTGAACTCCTCAACGTTCACCACGATCGCCTGCAGCTGATGATAGCCTGCGGGAACCGTCGTCCCTGCGGGGAGGAAGTTTATGATCCCCGTCGTGTCCTGGAAACAGACGCGACACCCGGGGATCGGTGCGATCGCCCCCGAGGCGCTCGACCCGTAGGTCGCATACCTCAGCCTTCCTTTGACAACGACCGTAGCCGGCTGCTCGTTGAACAGGTAGTTCGGCTTCGCCGGATCGTTCTCCCTGACCCCCTGCTCGTTGAGCAGCGGCCCCATGATCATGAACCCGGATCCTGTCGGATACCCGACGTAGAACGCCGAGTCGTCGGCCGCCGTCCCGCTGGCAAGGATCGACATGATGGCGCCGAAGATGGCGCTTCCGCTGACGCTCTGGCTGGCGCCCGCGGAGATGATCCCTCCCTTCGTCTGGAGGAGTCTTGTCGACCCTTCCATGACGGCGGGAACCCCGTTGATCGCCTGCGAGCCGAAGAACTCGACTGCCAGCGACATGTTACTTTGCATCGCTTTTCCTCCCTCGTACTGAGTTCAGAAGTCCTTCGAGTCCGCCAGGCGCACCGTCGGCGACCTGCTTGCTCGATGAGAGAAGCGCCGTCAACGACGACGCTGAATCGACAACCGAGTCCCCCGCTTTCGGGGGTTCTTTCTTTTCCTCCGCCGGCTTCTCAGGAGCGGGCGCGGCCGCCGGAGCGGGCTGCGCGTCTGCTTTTGCGGGCGCCGGAGGCTGCGCTGGGGCAGGTGCCCCGGGACCGCTCGACGCCGGGGCAGGAGCCGCTGCGGGGGCCGCTGTTCCCTGTCCCGATGTCGAGTCCATGAACTGCTTGATGGCCGCCGTTACCGCATCGGCAAGTACCTCGGCGGGTGTCTTCTGCGGGGCCGCTGCCGCTGGCGCCGCAGGCGCTGCTGGGGCAGGAACGGGTCCGCTCCCCACAGGTTCGGACGGAGGATCCCCAGGAGCTTCTCCTGCGGGAAGAGTCGTGCTCATCGGAGTCGCTCCAGGGACCGCAGCGGGCGGCTCGTCGGGGTCGGGTTCGTCAGTGACACCCTTGATCGGCGATTCAGTCTTCTTGACCTCTTCGGCCTTGACCTCGGGGACCGCGTCGGCTTTCACCGCAGCGGGCTCTGCGGTCGGGATCGTGGGAATCTCCGCAGACCCCTTCGCAGGAATCAGGATGCCTTTCGGGTCGATCCCCGCATGTTCCTCGGGCGTCTTGTCAGCGACCTTCTTGTGGCCTGTCCCGTCGCACATGTCGCACGGTTTCCCGTCCTTCATGCCGGTTCCGTGGCAATCCGAACAATCTTCGGAGGCATCCTTCGCCTTCCCCCGCAGACCCAACAGATCGGAAAGCTTCATCCCGTCCTCCTTCGAGTCTCCAAATGCCATCACCGCTTGACTGATTGACTCCCTGTCAAGCTTGTCGAACAGAGCGCACGCAAGCTGAATCGCCGACCGGACCACCTCGTCCGGGTATTCCTTCATCAGTTTCAAGTCGTCGAGGTAACTCATCAGTAGAGACTTTTCGTCACCATAGGGAAGATCGATCACGAGAGAGCGGAGCTGCTCGACTCGGTTCTCGATCTCCATCTCGGACATCGTCTGCCGCTGAGATGCCAACGTGTCGAGCCCCGACCAGAATCCCATCGCTTGAGATGCAGATTCGTCTTTCGCTTGATCCTTGATCAGCGAGCGACGTTTCACCGCCCACCAGAGACCGGAGGCAATCTTCTTCGCGTTCGTCTGCAACTTGGCGACGGCATCCGTGATCGCCGACCACTTCCCGCCACGCCCTCGATTGACAAGCGCCAAATGGTTGGTATGCGTGACCTCGGTCATGATCGCATCGTATGTCTGCCCGCGGTGCTTGCCCTTTTTCCAAATGAAGTTCGCGCTGTAGCCCGGGGACAGCTCGATCACGTCCTTGTCGTAGGCTTCGATCCCGACCGAGTCCGCCAGCACGACCTGACCATTGACGCTGACTTCTCCGATTTCTTTCAGGTACTCAATGTCCGCCGTGTCGGATGTCCAGCCGATTGCTTCTGACTTCCAACTTTCCGGATCGATCCATCCTTCAGGATGCTCACGGGAAACGGTCATCTTCGTGAACATGCCTTTCTGAACAGCATCGACCAAAACGGGAGCAGGCCGATAGACTACGTAGGAGTCCTTCGTTCCTATTTCGGGAGGAGGTGGCCAGGAAAGGCCGAGGTTCGGGATTTCATTCGCGCCGTAAACGTAACAACCAGAATGCGCAAATCGCCCTTGTTTGACCAATTTCTCGATTACTGCTGTAGGCACACATCATTTTTACTACTTCCAGATATGATTCGACGGCTTATTTCGTAAAACATCGTAAAACGAAAAGCCCTCTTTTCAGAGGGCTTCGCTTACACGTCCTGGTTTTTCTCTTTTATCCTGGCTCGCTCCCCGCGAATGGATTTCTCCTTCACTTTGGCTCACTCCGCGTCTCTGGATGACTTGACGCCTTTGGCTCGCTCCTCACTAATGGGTGTCTCCGTACCGATGGCCCGCTCTAGCAGATTGGGTTTCTCCCTTTGTTTGGCTCGCTCTCGTTCCATGGTTTCCTCGGGCGGAGTGGCTCGCTCTTCTGCTGGGATTCTTTACATCCTGGCCGCTTTTCCCCCTTGGGTTTCTCGCGATGATCGGCTCGCTCCTTCAAACTGGGTTTCTCCCGCAGGTCTGGCTCGCTCAGGCCGCATGGTTTCCTCGTTTCGGATGGCTCGCTCGCCTTCAATGGTTTTCTCCCCTGGCAAGGCTCGCTCTTCTACTGGGATTCTTTACCTCCTGGCCGCTTTTACGCGAGTGGGTTTCTCTTGTGATATGGCTCGCTTTTCTCCTATGGGTTTCTTGAGGGGGATGGCTCGCTCACCCTCGGTGGATTTCTCCATGCGCTTGGCTCGCTTTCGTTCCCTAATTTCATCTTCCCATATGGCTCGCTTGGCCTCAATGGTTTCCTCTGCCACAATGGCTCGCTCTCAAGCATTGGATTTATCAACAAGAATGGCATTCATTTCATGCGCTGTGTTTGTGTCCGAGCTTCGCTTCCTGATAGCTCGGCGTCACCGGCAACCCCTCGATCTCACGCCATGCCATCCAGAACTCCAAGAGAAACATCTTCATCATGTACCGGATGGCAGCGAAGTGCCGGTGTTTGTCGCTCTCGGTCTTCCAGCCCTCCTCATTGTCGAGGCGCCCCGTCAATCCCTGCTTCTGTTTTTCCTTCCCCATGTGCAACGGGTAATAGAACCGTAGAGCGTACGATGACTGACTCTTGATGAAAGAAGATCCGAGAACTCCAAGAAGCTTCGTCTTCAGCCAAGCGTTGTACGGGCATCGGAATCCAGGAGTCTTCTTGTCCCCTCTGATCTTCGTCTCGCTGATCTTCCACTTTGGTCGTCCCTCGGCGTCCTTTCCATCAGACACCCAGCCGAAAACTTCTCCAGGATTCAGACCGCAATACTGCCACCACTTCGACACGTTCGGCTTTTCGATGTCGAGACTTGAAATCAGAACAGCACCCATGAGTTCGCCGACTCCCTTGACGTTCTGAAGCCAATCGATCCAGATGGGGTACTTCTTCAGCTCGGTCTTGATCATCTTCAAGGTTTCGTCGAGCTCTTTGTCGAGATTCCCCTGCATGGTCCCGAGGTATGTTATCCCCTCCTCATCGGTCTCCATGCGGATTCTCGCTTCAGGGTCTTTGGGTGCAGCGGCAGCAAGCCTTTGATCGAATGAGATTCGTGCCCGCTGAACATCGTAGTAGCACTGGACAAGCATCTTCAGCTTACTCACGGATCACCTCCTGGAGAACGTCGATCACTTCCGAGATGAGCGCCTCCATCTTCTCATCCACGGTGATGCTGTCGGACTCGAACGCAGCGATGATCTGCCTAAGATGAAACTCTATCGGCATACCGCTCATCGGTCCTTTTACGAACTCAGCCTGCTCCTTGGTGATCGTTTCCTGGCTTGCCAGTTTCGGGTTGTTCGCCTTGACCGCCACAATCTCCGATGTTCCCTTGACTCTCTTCAGGCGAGAGCTGAGATCATCGTATCTGTTGCGGGAAATGCAGAGAACCTCGCAGATGTGATCGGCTGCGAATCTCTGATCAAGCATCATGTTGATGCTTCTCGCCATGTCCCATGCAGTGAGTCGAAGCCCTTGGCGAGCATTCACTCGGATGGCGTCTTCGACCATTTCTTTACGGCTGGCATACGATTTCAGCTCAGCCTGAATCTTTCCGTCTTCTCCGTAAACAGCCTTGTTCGCCAAAAGACGGTGCATCCCATCGACCAAGACTTTGGTCTTGGCATTGATCAAGATCGGCGGAATCCCTTCGCCACCAGCGAGAAGAGCTTCCTTGATTGAAGAAACGTTCCCTGAAGAAATCTTGTGCCGAGGATACAAGGTCTCATCGACAAGTATCTCGGCCGTTTTGATAGATTCGGCCACGGCTGGGCCTCCAAAACAGAAAGGTTGGATCGAACGGGCAACGCCACGTTAAAAAGACAGTATCACGTTTCCGAAAGTCTGTCTACGTTTTTTTCAGGGCATCGACGATCATTTCCGACACGGACCGGCCGCTCTTTTCGGCCTTCTTTTCAATTGCTTTCTTCTCCTTCTCGGAGACGCGGACGGCGATGATGACGTTTTTCTTCTCCTTCGTGTGCCTCATCGCGCAATCTCCCGAATGAGCCGTTCCCAGTTTTTCAGCCAGTCCGCGGGCTGTTTCCCCCAGGTCCAGCCTTCAGTCTCCAGCACGTGCCGTGCTTCGTCCTCCCACGGGTTGCCCCATGTGTCATGCGCGTCGTCGTAGCTTAGGCCGACGACCCGCATCCCCTTGAAACCCTCCGCACACTCGTGGACGCAGGTCGAGAGAAAATCCACGGGGTCCAGAAGGTTGTGCAGGCATACTTCATCGCTCAGGCACCACGCCGTCGCGTGGTATCGGGGCTCACGGGCGGCGTATCCGTTCATGCCCATTACGAACTCCATGCACCCCTGCCCGCCGTCGGTTACGCGCTTCCGCACGTTGCGACCGTTCACCGTGAAGACCTGGACGATCTCCCCGAGGAAGTTCACCGTCCCCACGTAGCGCTTGTCCAGGGATTGAGAGGTGTTGCTCTCGGCGGAGCGGATTGCGTTGATCTGCTCTTCAGTGAGCGAATCGCCGATGTATCCCTTCAAGGCTACCTCCAACGGTTCCCCGCGCATGAGCCTTCGAGATACATCCTCGACGAATCGCTCGGACAGTTCCATCAGTCTGCATACATCCCCGACGAATCGCTCGGACAGTTCCATCAGTCTGAAGGCTCCTTGTCCTTTATCGGAGGTTGTGGGACGATCAGGAATTTGAAGATCCCCGCCATCAGCAACGGTTCCCCTGCGATCGGCGAGTTGTAATAAGCCTTCACCGAGACGATCCGAACGAGGTCATCTTGAAACCCGCTCGAATCAAGGTCCTCCCTCTCTGTGTCGTCGTCGTCGAGGACAATCATGATCGTCGACCCCGACCCCGCATACGCCACGTTCTTTCTGCCGTTGACTATCGTCCCGTCGTCATACGACAGCGACCAGGTGATCCCACTCCCTAGCGTCGCCGACCCGTTCTCGTCGAAAAACCCGACGTTCAAGATGAAAGCGGACTCTTCTTCGACGGAGGTCGCCAAGGGCTGAGCTGGCATGTACTGCGGGGTCACTCCGTTGAAAGTCATGTAAGGTTGCGACATATCACATCCCTTTCGGACAGTTCTGCAAGAGGTACGTGATCGCCCCCGCCATCGAAAGGGGGTAATCGCGGACCTTCGGCAAGTCCCTCCTGGCCCAGTTGATCGCATGAAACAGCGATTCGGGGATCTCCACCGTCATGGTTCGGTGAAGGTGCGCTTCCCTCTGACCGTGGTACTGTTTCCTCGGCCGAGCGGGGCCGAAGTTCCAAGCAACCATCACGCCACCCTCCTTCTCTCTTGCGCTGCAGTCAAGCTCCACAGCGGAGCGTATCCACAGCGGCAATTGTACGAGTTGTACTCGGGGTCCGCCAGAAGCTCCTGCATCGTGTAGATTCGGTGGTTCCGCTCCCTATGCGTCTCCCGGACTCGTCCGTCATTCGAAGTCAGCCATTCGAAGTATTGGACGTCCGCCTGTTGATACCCTGCGAGCGTTACCGAGCGGTTGAACTTCGCGAATTGGTCCCGGGCGAAGAACTTCGCCCTCCGAGCGCTCGTCTCCTCCATGCGGTCGACGATCTCCGCGACGTCCAGCTCCCCGCCGGTCTGCGCCCAATCCGTGAGTTTCCCCAAAAACGCCTTCTTCAGGTCGTCCTCTTCTCCCTGCCATCGCTCCACGGCGTCGTCAAGGTAAAGCTCTCGGAGGTAGCGCATCTTCTGGGAGAAAACCTCCTGGGCCGGCAGCGCCATCAACCTCTCCGCCACCGGCCCTCCGCGACCGATCAAGTCCTCGATGTTCCGTTTCGCCTCCGCCACTAGTTGCGCGTTCAGGCGGGTCCGCAGCCGTTCTACGTCCACGCCTCGCTCGCCGACGAGGTCCTGGAGCTTGTGCAGAACGGACAGCGGCCCTCCCGCTGCGGCCACCCGCAGATTTCCGAACAACTTGTCGTATTCGGCCTTCAGGGTTCGGGCCATCAGGTCCTCTCGCTTCAGCGAGGGTTGGGGAATCTTCTTCTTTCGAAAAAGCTCGCGGCCTTTCAACAAAATATCCACCGCCCGGGTTTAGAAACGCCGAAGGATTCCCCAAGAGGAATCCAGATGTCGTCAAGGATGGATTCTGCAAGAGACAGACTGTCGATCTGTTCCTGCATCCATCTTCCAAACTCACATTCTCTTGATTGAGATCCGTCTTTCACCGGATTTGGTGGAGACGGGTCCATCAGAACTACAGACAATCGCCTGCGAAGATTCCCAGCCTTGATCTTCAGCCTCTCGGTGAGTTCCGACATCAAACTCATGAGAGACTCGATCTCCGGTTGCCTTTCGGGAACCGCTCTTGCCATTCCTGACTCCATAGTTCTCTCCTTCGCGTTTTAAGGCCGCCGCCTTATGATTCCATCGCATCTTCGATCGCCTGCATGTCGGCGTGCGAAACGACCAGAGGGATCACCACGTTCCCGCGATATTGCACGGCGACGTAGTTCCCCGCTGCAGTGGTGAAGTCTTCGAACGACTGCGTCGGATCTGCGGCGACGGAGGCCGTTTTCTTCCCCTTCGTCTTCGGTTGCGGCTTCAAGCTGGCGACGGCATCTCGAACGTCCATCTCTCTCACCTCATCAGCATTAGCAGTTCTACGAGTTCTTCTTCCGCCATATCGAACGAGGGGGCCTTCGCGAGTTCCCCGAGCAAGTTCCTGTCGAACACGGGGACGCTCTTTTTCTTCAGCCAGCGCTTGTAGTTCTCGTACGTCGGCCAGTACGGGACGCCTCCGCCTGGGGGTTCTACGGCTGGCTTGACGTTGCTCGCCGCCAATGTAGCCGATTCTCCGACGAGTATCAGCGCAGTCATTTGGGCCGTCATCGAATAAGCGATTGGCGCCGTTTTGGTTAGCGTCGCCGACTCCGCCGTCAACGTCAGGCTTGTTTCGGCAGCGCTCATCGTCAGAGCACGGATCGTCGTCGCGGTCTTGGCTTCCAAAGTGAGGTTGGTTTTCGCAGCCGTCAATCCGAGCGCCTTGACAGTGGTCGCCGTCTTGGCCGCGAGAGTCAAGGAAGTCATGCCGGCCGTCAACGTGTGCCCCTTCGCCATCGTCGCCGACTCGGCCACCAGCGAAAGTGTCCCCATGGAAGCAGTCATGGCGTAAGGTATGGGAGTATGAACGTAAGTCAGCGTCGCGGATTCGGCCGTCAGCGTCAGAGAAGTCTCGGCAGCAGAAAGAGTATAGACAGCATTGTAGGTTATGATGACTTGACCGTTGGCGCCGTTTCCGCCCTGCTTCGTCGTCAGGTTACCATAACCCGCTCCGCCTCCACCTCCCCCAGGGGCCACGCCAACGTTTCCGACTTGGTTGACGCCGATTCCACCAGTGCCGCCAGATCCCCCGCCCCCCGAACCTGTTGCCCCAGCGTTTCCCGTGGCGTTGGCTCCGTTGGCAGCATTGCCACCTGCCGCACCTCCACCGCCGCCATTCCCGCCATTGTTATTGTTGCCGTGACCTCCAGTGTAGGTGACGTTGCCCGTTCCAATTCCTGCGCCTGCACCGTTTTGCGCGGTGTTCGCGCCGTGGATGCCGAACAGGGCCATGACTTGGTTGTTGTTGAAATCGGTGAAAGTCCCGTTGGACCCGTTGTTGTTGTTGACTCCGCCCGCTCCGCCCGCTCCGACGTTCCCCGTAAGATTGGTGCCGGGGACAAGGCCCGTGACATTCGAGCGAGAATAACCTCCACCTCCGCCTCCCGATGATCCGTGAAGCGTGTTGTTGTTGTTGTTCGATCCGCCACCACCGCCGCCGCCCCAGACCTCCACCTGCGCCGCTGTAACGTTCGCAGGCACGACCCAGCCGTAGACGCCTTTGGTAGTGAAAGTTGCGGTTGACATCACTTCATCCGATCATGGAACCATTCCCAGCCCTTCATCAAAACCGGGTGCGGGACGCGCTCGCGCCATAGAACTTCTTTCATCTGACGAACTTTCTCCTCAATAGGGATGGTGTAGGCGTGCCAAAAAAACGAGCCCTTGTCGAATCCGAGCTTAGGGAGAAGCTCCATGAAACAAACATGCTTGTAGCCGTGTCGGGCCAAGTTGCGCGACATGATGAAATCGTCGGTAAGATGTTCAGCCGTGATCCCGAAGTGCGCCTCTCCCAGAGACGGCGTGCAGCGCTCGATGATCTCCTTCATCGGCATGTCGGGAGGGTCCCAGAGGCCGAAGCATTTGCGTGGGGCCACGGTCAGCCATCCGCAAGTTCCGATGTTGCGCCCGTCCTTCACCTGCACCTCATCGTAGCGGTGGCGCATGTTGGCGAAATCCTGTCCGTTGTGTGCGCAGGTCTCGTCATCAAGGAAGCACGTCACGTCGATGCACTCTGGATTGACAAACGTGTCGGCGTCGAAAAATATCACCCAGTCGGCGTCTTCCGCGAGCTCCCTGATCTGCAACTTCTCGCAGACCACCGGCCATTCTGGCCATTTGCGCTCGGTGATCACGCGAAACTCCGCTCCGATCTTTCGTGCATAGTAGCGGAAGAGAGGGAATGTGATCTCCGTGATCTCCGGAGAATAGCCGTTGACGTTCAGGGTGAAGATGACCTTTTTCACGAGAGTTGTAGCACTCCATTTGTTCCGTCTAGTGTGATCGTGAAGGTGTCCCCGGTGTTCAAAATGACCTCGCTTCCGTAGTCATAATATCCTACGAGGTTGCCCGTGGTCACGTCGTAAAGCACGGCGTATCGGAACTGAGCCATCGGCGACGCTCCTCCCGTCCACGCCGTCGGGCTTGCAAGCACAAGCTTGTAGGTTCCTGATGTTTGCCCATGCGAAGATACCGAGCAGGAGTTTCCCCCCGTCGTGTAGCCGTTACCGGACGCTATCTCATGAGCGCTGATTCCACTGTATGTCGAATCAGTCCCGACAACGGGTGCCGTGTCGGTGAGCATGATCTTGTAGGTATCGCTCCCGAGGTTGTCCGCCTCGACTACATTCGCCTTGAACGCCTGATAAAAGACAATCGCTACCGCCATGTCACCCTCCCTATTTCCTCATCGGCTCGTCGATGATCTCGACGCTCTCAAGGTCGAGTCTCCCGCTGGCGTCCCGTTTCGCCTTGATCTTCCTCCGCATCGGTCGGTCAGGGATGTTGACGATGGCCGCAGGGACCTTTATCTCAGGCGGACGGTAATCCACCGTAACTTGTGGCGGGCTAACCGTGACATTCGGTGGAGGAACCGTGACAGAGGGAGATTTGACAATGATCGGACGATCCGCCAAACGGTTGAAAGCCTCCGCAAGATCCTTCATAGAATCTATTACTGCGCCCCGCAATTCCTTCTGATCAGCCATGATCTTACGGTCGAAACGGTCCGGAAGCTGAGCGATATCCTTCACGCCTCCATCCTCTACCGTCATCAACTCCCCGAGAGCTTCCGGGAGCTCGGCTTCCAGAGCCTTCTCGATCTTGACTTTCGGATCGAACTCCCCGGCAAGCTTCTCCGCAAGCCCTCCCACCTGCAGAGCATCGGCGTATGCCGGTTGCTGGTCGTTCTCGTCGATCTGCCTGATCCTCGCCATGATGCTCTCGGGAATCTCCACGTCGGGGAAGAACTGCTTCGAAAGTTCGAGAACCGCATCAACGGGAAGCTCTGCGGAGGTCATGGTGGAGACGAACGTCGCGAACTTGTCGGCGCTCTCCGCCTTCTCCTTCGCTGTCTGGATCGACGGCGGGTTGAAGGTAAGAGCCAAGCTATTCAATTTCCTCATCCCGTCGGGGTTGTCGAAGTACTCGGGTCCGAAACAGGAAAGGGCGAGGATCTTCACCACTTGGCGAAACTGCGGCGCCACAGTGATCGAAATCTTCTTCACGCTCTCCGCCTGCTTCAGGAGGACGTCCTCACCGCGGGAGTCCGCAAGCCCCGTCGGAGCTGAGGGGAAAAGGACTGTCTGCGGAAGCTCGCTCCTCGCCGCTATGTCGACCTGAAGGAGCTGAACGAGCTCCGCGAACCCTTCGTAGTGCCGCTCCACGGCCTTTACTTCTCCGACCGAAGGGACGGTCGCGGGATGAAGGATGCTCCACGTGTCCATGACGGAGGTGTTCTGCTGCATCATATCCAGAACATCGTCTATCCCCGCCATAGCGAGCTGGGCATCGATCGGGATCTCGTGAAAGAGGATCGACATCTGCTGCGCCATAACTGGGATCGACATAATGACGATCTGGTACGCCAGGATCGAGGTGATGTACCCCTCGAAGTCCGATATCCCCCAGCCGATCTGCGGGAGCATCCCCCAGTAGGGGAGGAGCTTCGGTCGAACCACGGCGCTTCGTCTCGTCGAGACTTCCACGCCTCCTATCGGGATGTAGTAGTGCGAAGGGGTCAGATAATCCCGCGCGGTCACGTTCCAGTTCGGAACGATCACGCAGTTCCAGCGGTCCGTCGTGACGAAGTGCTCGATGGAGTCTTTTGTAACCCGGCGGTCTTTCAAAAGTTCGTCAAGAGTCCACGTCAGAGACTCGACCGTATCCTGCTTCAACCGCGGGTAGCAGATCGCACCGCCATAGATCAATCCGTCGCGGAGGGAGTCGGCAAGTGCGGGTCCGAACAGGATCCCCTCGGCGTATTCCCCCAGAGTCTTGAACTCGTCGGGCTTCCATCCGCTGCCTTCGAACCCGTAGCCGTTCAGGAGGCAACCCTTCGCCTTCTTGTCCGTGACGACTGCGGGGATTCCGCCGCTGGAATAGACCGCCGTCGCCTGCTGAGGGCTCATCGACACCGGGGTGTAGGCGAAATTGTACATCCCGGGGTCGTCGGCGCTCCCCACGCCGCTCGCAGGATTCCAGAACCCGTCTCGAACGTACGATGCCCCCTTCATCCGGAGCATCCGTTTCCCATCTTTCGTGTAGCGCTCGAACGTCGGGGAGCTTCGCATAGCGGAGAAAGCGGCCATCCTCATCCGGTCGGTCGCCTCTTCTATCGTCTGGAAGGATCCGCCATCCTTCACGCGCTGCGCTTGGACGTGATCGTGCATTACTTTCTTGATCGCCTCAATATCGTCTATCGGGTGTCTGATTTTGCTGTCCCTGTCCTGAGAGTCTCCGATGTACTTCTCAGAGGGGATAGAGCGGCATATTATTTCATACGCTTTCTTCACCCACGGTATCGTCGCGTCCTTCGCCAGCTTCCGAAAGTCCGTTTCCGCCATTTCCGTCTCCCTTCGCATCTCCGAAGGTCGCTATTCCAGCTGGCGCTCCGCCACCCTTCGCCATCTTGCCGAGCATCTCCTGCAGCTTCGCCAATTCCTCACCGGTCGGCTGGGGGACGCTCGCCGCCATCGCCGACTGCAGATGCGCGAGCTGCGCCTTGTACTCGTCCGTGAGTCCGTGCCGAACGATCACGTCCTCAGCGGCACGGACCATCATAAAGACGTTTATAATCAGCGTGACCGTTGCATCTGCCCGCTTTTGGATCTCCTCGTCGGTCTCCCTCATCCCCTTCTTGAAACGGTACCCGCCGATAATCATCATGCAGCGCATCCCGAACTTCACGCCTCGGATCTCCGTGTTCACCTTCGCCGCATCTATGGCCCTTGGAGCCTTCGCTTTCCACTCCCTCAGAACACGCTTCCACAGCGGCCCCAGGTTAGGGACCACGGGAACGGTGGGAAGTTCTTGCGGGGTCACGCCCTGCATCTCTGCCGATGCGGCAGCCGCCGCAGCCGCTTGCCCGTCGCTCATTCTATTCTCTCCTTCCCTATGACTTTTCCCGTGATTCCATCAATCCCCACGACATGTCGAACAAACTTGTACTTGCTATTGTATTTACCTGGGATTGTCGGATAAACAAATTGCATCAAAAGAGGTTGATTCCATTTCACAATTTTCTTTTTTATGATTCCCCCAGGTTCTCTACCTTCTTTTCGAATCAAATCAAAAATGGTCATCCTCATGCTCTCTACGCTACCACTCTGTCGGTGATCTGTCTACGTTCCGCACGGGACGCCTCCCAGAGGTCCTTGAACTCGGCATCCTCCTGGACGATGCGCCAGACCACGTATTCGAGCGAGTCGCACCAGTGATCAGGCGCCGTCGGCCCTTTCCCCTTCTCCGGGTTCCCCTTGTCGTCGTACTGCCTGACTTTCAATGCCATCGCCAGCGGTCCGCAATTCGGGAAAAGAACCAATCGCCCCATCTCGAAGAGCTTGTTGATGAAAAACACGCGGTCGACTATCGACGGATTGATCGCCCCCACACGGCAGAGGATGTTGTACTGCTTGATCTCTTTCGCGTATCCGAGGACGATCTCGTACCCGCTGGCGTCGGGGTACCATTTGATGATGTTCGGAGGGTAGTCGGTCCGTATCATCTTCGGGGCGTGCCCTATCTCTTTGAAGTCCCAGAGCGTCGTCACATAGATCACCCCGCCACGGACCACGGTCCCGCAACCCCTCGAATACCCCGTGTTGAAGTCCTGCCCCACCCGCACCAAGTCGTTCGATTCCACGGCGAACGGGACCGTCTTCGCCCTGTTTTTGCTCTCATCGTACCCGTAGTAGACTCGACCCGTCGTCAGGTTGACGAACATCCCTTTCAGGAACGCCAGGCGCTCGTTCTCGTTGTACATCCGAACCCAAGAGGCGTACTTCTCTTTCGAGAGGATCCCCGCCTTCACGGCGGCCTCGGTCTCGCCTCGGATCAGCACGTACGGCTCGTGGGTGTCGTGAAGGTCACTCACGATCTGGTAGAGTCCCTTGTACCCCTGCGCCGTGCTCGAATAGACCTCGAACGGTTGCCGGCCGTCGGGGAAAACAAGCCTGGTTCGCTCGGAGATCGCCTTCTTCGCCTCCGTCGCCTTTTCGTGCGGGAGCTCGTCGATCTCGTCGTCTATGAACGCATGATAGTTGTACCCGTAAATGTCCTGCGGGTTCTCGGTCCCGATGCACATAAACTGCATCTTGTTGACCTGAATCAAGCTCGACTGCTTGTCGAAGTCGTACGGGATCCCGTAACGGCGAAACAGGCGAAAGAGGTCCAGAAGCAAAGTCTTCTTCAGGAATATTACGCTGGTCCCCCCAATCCCTATCGTCACCTCGTACTTGTTGTACCGCCGGATGAGATTAAGGATCAAAGCATCGTCTCCGTAGGTTTTCCCAGAAGCATACCCGGCGACGCAGAAAAAGTGGTTGATGTGCTTGGTCTGTTTGTTCCACGGGGCGTTGAAAAGCTGCGCTTGGTGCTTGATCAAGCTGATCATTCGCCCTTCGCCTCGTCCACGGTCACGTTGTCGGCGCTCTTCAGGTCTATGTCGTCGAGCTCCTGAGCAACCCCGATCTCCAGCTCCACCCCCTGAGTGACCTGCACCATCTGCTTCGGCATCCCCAACCCCCAGCCTAGGAGAGTCCTGGCTGCCGCACTGCTCCCGTTCTTTGATTGCTTCCTGAGTTCATGAAAGAGAGTGTCAATGTCTCGAACCTTTTTATCCTTGTCCACAAATTGAGACAGGAGGGCGTTGAACGCCAGAGCTATGTCCTTCACTCCGCTTCCCTTCGGCCTTCCCTTCGGGTTACCGCTTTGCCCCTTCTTCCATGGCGGACGAAGATTCTTAGGGTTACCAGGATGGGTGCTTTTTTTGGTCCTGTTACGTTTGTTGTTCGGGTTGTGAAAACGGGCTTTCGCACCTTTCGGTTTCCCTGGATTCCCTTTCTTGAAAGGCATGGTCAGTTTAGTCTCCAATTCTGCCGGAGAGCTTTCTTCCAGACAAAGGAAAGCGGGGATGCTTTCGGCCTCGGCGCCGCACCCCCGTTCCTGTTCCACCAAGAGAGACGAGAGGGGAGATCCATGCCCTTGGTGTTGAGCTTGTAGGGACCTCGCGTCATCGTTTCACCCACCGGGGGATAGGGTGCTCTCTCGCCCAGCGCTTCATCACGGACAGCTTCCACGCTCCGTCTCGACCCCATGCGGCATGTGCTATCCTCGTCCCCTTGCCAATCTCTCCCGGCTCCTTGCCGCTACCGAACCAATTCCACTCAGGCCCCAGGATATGATACCCAGGAGTGTACTCTGTGTCACGCATCTTCCGCAACGGCGGGTTTGTCGTGTAGCCGAGGAGATGCATCACCTGGCCGTTGTCTGTCCATCGGGCCGTCCGCCACGCCTCGGAGGTCCACGCTCGACACCAGAATTCAAAAGGCTTCCTGAAATCGTCTCCGACAAGTGTTTTAGCTGGATATCCCCGCGTCACTACGACTCCGATGTTCGGACCGCAGCCGTCGGGGGTAACGCTGTCATGCATCGCCAGCCACTTGTCCTCAGGCAGTTCATCGGCGATGTCCTTTGAGAAGTCCGTGATCACACAGTCGTTATCGAGGTAAACCACGAGATCATACTCTCGGATCATCTTGTTTATAGCCGGGATCTTGTACCAGCAGGGAGAGGTCATGTTCGGGAACAGCGGCCATACCGGAATCCGACCGGAGATCACCCCCGGGAACTCCTCCGCCGTGAAATCCTCGGTGAAGAACTCCCGATAATCATACCCATGATGTTTGGCGTAGAGTTCGAAACGCTCCCGAGCCATCTGCCAGAGAGCGAACCACTCGGGTTCCCCGGGATGAGCCTTGCACGTTATCAGAACTTTCCTCATGACATCGGCCTCCACTTCTTGTCGTATCCCCCTATCCTCATCACCCATTTGTTGAAAAGTCGGAACAGCCAATTCAAAACTCGTTGCTTTTTCTTCTCCGACTCTTTCGTCTTCCTGTAGACGAGTTCCGTGGTTATGGCTCTTGTGATGCACGTCATGCAGACGCAAGTAATCGCGTACTCTCCGCAGTCGGCAAACCCGAACCGGACCACCATCCCTTCGTTCTTCTGGACCGGGAAATGACAACTCCCGCATTCCATCCCCTCAGGAGCTGGATGATACGAACAAGCCAGCCTGCTGAGCATCTCTGTATACGTTCTGTCATTCATGACTCACCTTCTCCCACGCCGCATTATACATCATCCGAGCAAGTTCTCCGTAGGAAATCGTCGGTTTCCATCCTATTTTCGAGATCTTCGCCGCATCCCCTCGGAGCTCGTACGCCTCCGCAGGTCGGCGGTGCGTCCCAACCCTGACTCGATCCATGCCGAGTCCGGAAAGGGACAGAACCTCTTCCAAGAAGTCCTTGATGGAATGCGTCTCCCCGGTCGCCACGACGTAGTCGTCGGGGGTATCCTGCTCCAGCATCAAGTGCATCGCCTTCACGTATTCTGGAGCGTACCCCCAATCTCGACGGGGAGACAAGTCGCCGAGTTCCACGAACTCTCTTTTCCCAGCCTTCACCTCCGCTGCCTGGATGCATATCTTCTGCGTGACAAACTCAGGGCTCCTCCGCGGAGACTCGTGATTGAAAAGTATCCCGCAGCACGCGAACATGCCGTAGCTTTCCCGGTAGTTCACCGTAATGGCATGTGCGAACAGTTTCGCCACCCCGTAGGGGCTGCTCGGATGAAATGGCGTCTTCTCGTTCTGCGGTCCTGGCTGATTCCCGAAAAGCTCCGACGTGCTCGCCTGGTAGAATTTGATCTGCCACGTGACGGTCTTCTGGTACTGCCGTATGGCTTCGAGAATACGGACGCACCCGAGACCCGTGACCTCCCCCTGCTCTACGGGGTGCTTCCAAGAATCCCCGACGAAGGCGTCTGCAGCTAGGTTGTAGACCTCGTCCGGCTTGCTCGCCTCCAGACAAGCGAGAATAGAGCTCCCGTCGAGGACGTCTCCCGTGAGATAGACAACTGCGGGGATCGACAAATACGCTCTGGTGCTTCGGCGCCTCACCCCAAAGACCTTATACCCGAGCGCCAGGAGGAACTCCGAGAGATACGTACCGTCCTGCCCGCCCGCTCCTATTATCAACGCTGATTTCATCTGCCTCTGCCTTTTTTCTGAGCTTCCAAAGCTCTATCTGCAAAATCTATCGCTGTATCAACTGCAGCCTGAGGCCCATTGACAAGCAAGTCTTTATTCCCAAGCCAAGCCTTTAACCAAGCTACGTAATACAGTTGCCAATCATCTCTATCTCTCCTGTTCATAGCCCTCTCTCCTTCACGATGCGCTGCATCACTTCCAACTTCCACGAAGCAGATCGTCCGCACGAAACATGAAAGAACCTGTTTTCCGGTCTCGGAACCCCAGGAGTCCCGAACCCGTCTCCGATCCAGTCCTCTCCGAACCGGTGACAGAACGGCGTAAACTCCGTGTCATGGTCCTTCCACGCCAGCGGAGGATCGAACTGATACTTGTACCCGAGGAGATCGTAGATGGCGCACATGTCGTGCCAGAGGCACCCACACCACGAAGGCGAGTCCCAAGACGCCTGGATAAAACGCCTCGAGACGTCACAACTCTTTAAGAGCATGACAGCGCTCACTGGTCCCCAATCGGGATGTGTTGCGTCATGAGCATGATACATCCCGAAAGCTTTCCCTTCAGGGAGAGAGATGTCCGCCCCAGCGTCGAGGATGAGAACGTCGGCGTCGAGGAACAACACGACGTCGAACTTCTCCAAGGACTCGGCTATCATCGGCCCTTTCAGATACATCGGAGAAGTCCTCACTCCAGACCGGTTGTCTCGCGTCGCCTTCGCTTGCCCCGCAGGATCTCGCTTCCATTCTTCGTATCCGAGATCAAGCCGAGGCCACCGCTTCAAGTCCAGGTCTCCGTACCACAAAGGGCGGTACTCATATCCCCATCTCTCAGCGTAAGAGATGAAGAACTTCTCTGCAAGCTTAAACACCGAGAACCAGTCCCCTTCTCGTGGGTCAGCGGCGCAAGTGATCAGCGTCTTCTTCATCCGCAGACCTTGAGGATCTCCCTCATTTTTGCAGCCTTCCCCGAAGGGTTCCCGTTCCCTCCCGCTATGTGATACGCCTTGACTCCTTCGATCTTCTCCTCTTTCCAGTACGTCGCCCAACATTCCCCGAAGTTCCACCAGACTTTGTCGTATTCGCTCGACCTGACCTTCCGGACGGGCGGGAGAACGGAGTAGCCGAGAAGATCCATGTAATCGACGCCGTCCGTCCACATCGGGTGAACCTTCCAAAGCTGTCCGAGCCAAACCTTCCACCAGAACGAGATCGATTCGGGGCATTTCCGCGTCATGTAAAGGCAGCCGCTCGGTCCTCCTCCGTTCTCGTTCTGCGGAACAGAATTCGCTATCCACCGGTCCCCCGGGAACCCCTCCGCGATATCGTCCCGCAAGTCCACAAGGAGCAGGTCGGCGTCGGCGTACACTACGAGGTCATACGTCTCCAGAAGTTGAATGGTCCAAGCGTACCGAAGCCAATTCGGCGCCAGCATCGTCCGATCGCGGTTCCAAAGGATGAAGTCCTTCCTCAAGTCGTAGTTGATCACCCCTTCGATGAAGGCTTCGGGGTGATGAAAAACATGATTGAATCTGACATTCAGCCCCCCGTACCAAACGGGGGAGAAGTCGTACCCGTGGCGCTCGGCGTACTCTGAAAATCTCGGTTCGGAGATTGCAAGGACCTCCGCCCAAGGCTCGTCGGGGAGGCACCTTGTAGTGATGATGATCTTCTTCATGGCTTCCTCAACACCCAGGACGTGTCAGGAAAAACCACATCCGGACCATTCATCCCGAACACTATCCTGAAAGCCCCCGCCACTTCACTCCCAGGTCTGTCGGGGATGATGTAGTCATGCCCTCCCAGGAAGCCTCCTCTTTTCACCTTCGGCCACCAGGATTGCATGTCGGCCATGGCGAAAGAGAGTGTGTGATTGGCGTCTATGTAGACGAAATCGAGAGATTCGTTCTCAACGCCGACCACGACGTCGAGAGACCTCCCCTTGTGCTTGATGATGTTCCCTGCCAATCGCGCTCGTTCATCGAAAGAAGCTTCGACATCCGCCGTAGTGTATCCGTTCGTGGAATCTCCTGTTATCTGCTCGACGGTTTCTGACCAAGGGTCGACACAGTGAACGATCTTGAAGTACCTTGAAAATATCTCCGAACTTTCCCCTGCAAAACTCCCTATCTCATACATCACTCCTCGATTCGAGAGATACTCGCAAAGCTCTGCGAGTCCAGAGGCTATCGAAGGGTTGCCTTCTTGATTGGGATCCCGCAGCCAGACGATCATTTTCCCCCCTTGATCCTTTCGACCACCCGCAGCGTCTCAAGAGCATCCGAAAGTCCAGGAACGGGCTGACGGTTCAGTTCTATGTCTTCTAAGAACTCGGTCATTTCGAACTCCAGCGAATCGTCAGGTGCCGGCCACTCCCAGACCTTCGACTGTCCTGTCGTTCGGTCATGCAGCATCAGCCGTTCGGGTCCGCAGCTCACCAAGCCCGAAACCTCAATCTTACCGCCCTTACCGAACAACTCGAAATAGAATAACTTGCCCCACTCGGTGCAACTAACGTGCAACTGGGCCACTTTCTCGGTCGAGGTTCGAAGCAGCATCCAGCCGTTGTCCTCCACCTCCATGTCCCAATAGCACGTCTCGACCATTCCCTGAACCTCAACGAAATCCCCCAAAAACCAGCGGGCTAAATCAATCAGATGAACACCTTGGTCGATCAACTCCCCTCCACCGTGAACAGCCTGGGCCCTCCACTCCCGGTCGTAACCTGGGCGCCCCCCGTGACCGTATCGTCCCCGGACATACATCAGCGGAGCGATCTCAGGAAGCAACTCCCGGGCCTTCCTGAACGATCGGCAATATCGATGATTGAACCCAACCCGAACCAACCCGCCGGTCTCCTTGGATACCCGGACAACCTGTCCGAGAGCGGAAATTTTGTCTGCGGCCGGCTTCTCGACCAACACATGCTTCCCAGCTTGCAGGGCAACGATCGTTGCCCTGGCCAGAAGGTCATTCGGCGTCGACACGATGACGATGTCAATGTCCCGTCGGTTGATAACTCGGCCCCAATCGTCTCCATTGTCAACGGTGGCCACAAGACGACAACCGGCGAGAGCGGACGCTCGACGCTGTCCCATTCGGCCGAAGCCGATGATTCCGACGTTCTTTGGGGTCATGATTCCTTCATCACCAGCCAAGAGGTGTCGGGGAAAAATCTCACTTCTCGGCCTTCGAAAGATTCGTCCACTGCCTGTTTCACTCCTGGAAATTTCGTGACTGCCGTTGGAACGCATGGGTAGTCGTGACCAGACAGAAATCCTCCAATTCTTATCTTCGGCCACCACACCTTGATGTCTCTCATGCAGATTTCGTAACTGTGCGTTCCAGCATCGATGTAGGCGAAATCTATAGATCCGTCGATCAAACTGGTCACCATGTCTAAAGACCCGCATCTGTGTTTGATCATGTTGCCAGCTCTATAGCAACGCTCATCGAATGATTGCTCGATCAAGACAGCATTCGGAGACAGAGTCGCCTCCCCCCAGGGGTCTACGCAATGAACGAGGCGGAAAAACTTAGCGAACACCTCAGCGCTCTCTCCTGCATAACTCCCTATTTCGTACATCACGGACTCGCTCCCCAGCTTCGAATGTACGAACATGCACAATTCCACAAGTCCGTTGAAGATTTCAGGAATACCGCCTATTTTTTCCGGTGATCTCATCTCATTAAGAAGCATCATCTTCTCCCTTCTTTGTCCAATCTTCTTTTGCAAATTTCGACGAACTCCTCCGCACAATCAGCCCAAGTGTATTTCGAATGCATCCGTTCGCTCGCCTTCTTCCCTCGGCGCAGCGCTTCGTCGTAGCCGTGATAAATCTGTTCGAACCTGCGAACCAGAGCATCCCCGTGCGCTATCGCTCCGTAGCTGTCATGTGCCTTCACCAGACGGATGTGATCCTTCCCCATCATCAACGCCGACGCCGCTAGAGCCGAACCAGGGTTCTCTATCTTCTCCGCTTGAATCATCTGCAGCGGCGCCATCGACCAGTCCTTCCTCCCGTTCGCGTTGGTGATCGGAAACCCAATTGACTCGTCAGCGAAGTCCACGGGTCCGCTCCAGTGCGTCCAGATCGACGGCGCCCCGGTCGCCAAAGCTTCTGCGAGAGTCAGCCCCCACCCCTCCCCGACCGAAGGCAAAAGGAAAGCGTGCGCCGAATGGTAGAGTTCCCGCATCTGCTCTCGCGTGTACGTCCGGGTGTCGAACACGATCCCCGGCAAATCGGGGGCCTCTGGGTTGCAGTCTTTCTCCTCGAAAAAGTCGACTACGGGGAACTTGATTTTCTTTGTCCCTTGGCATCGGGGACATTTAGCTCTTTCATGATCCGGGCAATCTCCCTCTCGCATCTGCACCGCAGCCTTGAACTTCACCGTTTTGTCTTCGTCCGTCCCCGATGACTTCATATAGAGCTGAACGTCTTTCGGCATTCTACCGGTTCGAAGCCATTGTGTCCACGACGCAAGCGCCAATTGAAACCCCTTCCTCGGGTTCGGAGCTCCAACCCAAAGGAAACGGAAAGGCTCCCCGGGATCCGGCCTCTTGCGTTGGTAGAACGGATATTGCTCCGGATCGATACCTAGACGACATCGCTCGACCTTCCCCCGCTTGTAATAGTTCCCGAATAGCTCCACGTTTTGCTTGCAGGGGACGACTAAAACGTCAGCCTCATTGATAGGCTTCACCCATCCATAGGGGAGGGTGGTCGCTTCGTACATGGTGAAAAGCAACTGCGGGTGAGCAGAATCAACAGCCTGAAACTTGTCTGGCGTTATGATGTGAACTGCTATGTCATACTCCTTGCCACGTTCTTCAATGACGAAAACATCGGTTCTTCTTCGAAGGGCCTCGAGCATCTTGTCGGCTTGAGTGCTGTAGCCGTAGGCATTGCCAATTCCGGAAAGCTGTGATGCCCAGAGAAGGCGGATCACTTCATCCCTCCCCGCGCCCGGGTCTCGGCCTCTTCACGGCGTGCAAGTTCGTTCACGTGGTGTTCCCATGTCCACTCAGGATGTTCCCGTTGAATACGTATGGCCTCCTTAACGCGCCATCGAGATGCCGCTATGTCTGCTTGCGTGTAGATCACGTCGACCCTCCCCCGCCCTCGGGAAGCTCGACCACGGAAAACCCAAATACCTTTCCGTGACGCCTTGCTTCAACTTCGTCATCAAAAATGTGACGACACGCCATGCACTGCCACCGCTTGGCTTCCTTCAGCGCGGGCTTGCATGTGTGTTCAAATTGAGAATCGTTGTGGTAATAGCAAGCAAGACAACTCGGCGCGCCCTTGGCGTCCTGGGCTTCCTGGGCGTTGTCGTCTTGGTTTGTGTCGCCTTCGGGATAGCGGTGATTGGCTTGCCATTCCACCCTCATTCCATCCCACGCTTCGCCACCTATCTCCCATCCGAAGCGTGCACCAGCCCGAAACGCATCACGCTCTTTCTGGCTCACAACGTCCATCCTTTCCTCGTGATACGGTGCGACCATTCGATCACAACGGGTCCGAGAAGCCACACGATTCCGCTACCGCCAAAGTAGTGCGCCCTTCCCCAACGCGGTGCCATCGGATGATGATCTCTACGCAGATAGATTTTCATGTCTCCCCCTCCGGTGTCTGCGCGGTGGGCTGGGCGGCTACCTTCAATCGGCTCCTGATGTAACCGATGGCCTCATCATACCCAACCAAAGGATTATCTCTTTCGACGGTAGTGAAATGACGCAAAATTGAAAGCAACTCCGCCCGCAGCCCTCCCTCTGCGCCTGACTGCGCGGTGGACTGGGAGGGAATCTTCTGCCATTCGTCTATCTCTTCTTTGGTGAAGGCTCCCGAAAGAATGGCGTCACAGTCCTCGGCCATGACTTCATAGTCACCGAGCTTCAGAGCGCAACGATGGTCACTCAGGTATTTTTCGATGGAGAATCGCATCTTGCGTAGAATGTCGATACGCACTCCCTCTGCGCTTGACTGCGCGGGGGCGGCTTTGAGAGCTTCCTCTGCATCGAGCTGGATATTGCACAGGTCGTCCATTTCCGATTTGCGCGTCTCTTTCATATGTCGCCAACGCGCCGTCACTCTGTTCATTCGCGTGACAACCTTTCCCAACGCCTCTCGAAGTCCCGGCGGCTCCCCGGGGGCTTCGGCGAGGATGTGACGTAGTTCAGAGGCATGTCCGCTGATTGCGCCTTCTGCCGGAAACTCCTCTTCCGTTTCCCGATCCCACTTATCTGCCAGCGCTTCCAGCTTCGCCAGTGTTTCGCTATTCATGGGGCTTTTGCTCCTCTTCATCTTTCAGCCGTTGCTCTGCCCACCGCTGGTAGTAGCCATCGTGGCCGTGATTGATGTCGCCATAACACATAGAGCATGTTTTGCTCCCTTGGTTTTCAGGAATCCAAGAACCGCAGTTTACGCAATAAGGCATGTCTTACTCCTTGCGCTTCGCGGGGCCGTCATCGAATAGGGCGGCAAGGATGCGGTCAGCCGTTTCCAGTACGCCAACTGGATATGGGCTTCCCATCAGTTTATCAAAGGCATCTGAAATAACCTCTATTACCCGCTCCCGCCCCTCGACGCGAAGGCGCTCGATGTCGGATGCGAGGTAGACCTCTTCATTGTCTGAAAGCATCGGATCGCCAATAGTGTATCGATTCAGCATTCTCTCCCTCCTTGCCTGTATTCTCCGTTACCGCCACCTAAACGGCCGCCATTTTGTTTCGGTAGTGAATGCAGGCGTGCCATTCGGATTCGTTCAAGCACTCGAACACGTCGCGCTTTCTTCCGATCAACTCGCAGAACTGGACGCGCGTGACTGTTCCGAATCCATCGTCGTGGTCGTAAAAGATGTACTCGCATCCTCCGAAGTCGGAATAGTTCACGCGCTTGTTGCCTTCCTTGGCGATCTCACTTTCAGGAACTACGAAAGGACACTGCGCCATTTCATCCTCCCTTATTGAGCACCTGTCATGAATGCCGCGATGAGGACGGCATCGGCAACGTCGGCGGTCGCGCATTCGGTTCCAAGCCGCTCCGTGTAGTATGCTGCATACTCTTTCGGCGTGAGAGTCTTCTTCAACTTCCGTTCGGAATCGGGAAGGCGAGACTTCCAAGTGATCGGGGCTATCTTCCGAACTCTCCACCCGCACGACCAGCACAAGCATATCAGAACTCCGCGGATCTCGCCAGCTTTTCCCGCGAACATTGGCGCCGCCTTCATTGGCTCTTTCGTCCCGCCGAACACGCCATCCTCGATCCCGACCTCGATCTTCCGTCCGTGCGCCTTCTCTATCTCCGCGAAGATCTCGCTTGCCTGGACGTAGATGTAAAACAACCGCCGCAACGGCCCCGCCTTCTTGTCGGGGCGGATAGACCACTTCCCGAGCACGGTCCCCCCGGAGGTCATCAGGCAAACCCCGGCGGAAAGGCTGCCGGGGTCTATCCCTATGACGGGGTCTCCGAGGTCGAGCGTGGTGCCGGGACGCATCTCACGCCTCCGGGCCGACCCCGTCTTCGAAAAGCTTCTTCTGCTTCTTCTCGTCCTCGTCGAGGACGGGCTCCGGGATGAACTCCCGCAGCTCCACGTCGACGTGCTTCTCCAGGAGCTTCCCGAGGACACCATACGCCTCCTCGTCGAAGTCCAGCTCCAGAATGACGCGGATCTTGTTCCCGTTCCGCAGCTTGCGGAAACGGCAGTCCTCAAAGACGAACTTCCCTCCGAAGCTCGTCAGGACGGGTTCCTCTTTCTTTTTCTCTTTCGCCATGGCTCTTTCCTTCCTCCTGTTATGATGTTGCTTCTGAAAACAAATCTTGGCCTATAAAATGAGATTCTGCATATTGACAATTCTGAACGGCGATACGGAAATAGCTCTCCTTTAGCTCGATTCCTATTCCCTTTCGTCCAAATCTGACAGCCTGATAGATCTCGCTTCCGATTCCCATGAACGGAGAAAGCACAAGTTCTCCGGGATTGGAATACAGTTTGATGCACCTCTCGATCACGCCAAGCTGCAGCGGACAAATGTGCTTTTCGTCGTCGGCATCACGTGCGGGGGCGTAGCGTAGAACGTCCGATTCCTGGATGCCGAACCAAATGCCATGCGCCCAGTTTATCCACGTCTCATTGTCCATATCCCCGTTTTCCACGGGACGGATCGCAACTTCGCACTCCCCCGGCTTCTTAAATATGAGAACCTGATCGATAATCGCAGGCCTCGAGTGTGAGGAATCTTTTCGGAGCTGAGCGAACAAGAGCGCCTTGCTCTTGACGCGTATAGCCTGCGCTTGCGGGTTCTTCTGGATGAAGGCGCGGCCGACGAATATCCAGCCCTCGCGCTCATAGGCGCGGATAACCTCGCCGGGAAAATCCTTCATTCCTATGTAACCATCCTTGACTTCCATGGCGGGAATGTCCGATGAGTGGACGCAGGTCAAACGGCCTGGCTTCGTCACGCGGAGCAACTCCCGGATGATGAAAGCGTAGTGGCTGAAGAACTCCCCCCAATCCTTAGAGTTTCCCAAGTCATGCTCGCTATTCGTGTAGGTGTACAGGTCAGCGAATGGAGGGGAGTACACCGACAGATCGACGCTGCTCTCACCGATTTGTGGCAGTTGCTCGCACGAATCGCCATGGATGGCGGTGAAGTTGGCCCCGATCACGGAAGAAAGGAACTGCTCCTTTTTCTCGTTGTCTTCATCTGCCATTTTTAGTTCCCTCCGTTCATAGATTGCGATATTGCGAAGCAGCTCACTGGTCATCAGCTTTGCCACGCGCTCCTTACGCTTTACGTTCTCCCATATTTCTTGCTCCGCAGCCGACATAATGATGTAGACGTTTACGGGATGTTTCTGGCCGTAGCGCCATTCGCGGCGGATACACTGGTAGTACGATTCCCATGAATCGTTTAGGCCGAAAAAGATCATGTTGTGCGCGTTTTGGAAGTTCATTCCGAATCCGCAGATTTTCGGCTTCGTTATGAGTATATGGTAATTGCCATCCTGGAAGTCTTGAAGATCGCTGATTTTCTGATCTTGAGAATCGTCTCCCTTGACCTCGCGCGCATCACGGGCAATCCATCCCTTGAGAGCGTCTGTTTCCGATTGCAGGCCCGCCCATATGATCCACTGGCTCTTATCGCCGTCGAGGATTTCGTCAACGCAACCGAGACGGTCGGGAATGGTGGACCGCCGGACATTTGTCCGGTCGGTGATGCCGGACAACTTGGAATGGAAAAGCTCTCCCTCTGGAACGTAGTCCGATTCCACGATCACCGGCGTGATTTTCAAAGGCGGCAGGATGTAGCCTTCGTCCGAGTATCCGAGCTCAGACGGGCGTGTCATGGCCACAGCCCACGAGGCCATCCACTCATAGAAAGGCCCTCGCGCGTGATTCTTCAGGCGCCATTCCTGGCCCTGCTTGTTGCTATGCTTTTTCCGCGTGATACTTCCGTCCTGCTCCTCGCGCTCATCCTGCTTGTTGGCATGGATGAAAAACATAGCAAGCATTTCCGCGCTCTTGCAGATTCCGAGAAACTCCGCATGGTTTCCGATCTCGCTCTGGTCGTTCGGTGCCGGGGTTGCGGTGCAGCAGAGGCGATATTTCATTCCTTGGCATTTCTCGGTCAAGTAGCGGCGCGTCACCCCCCCGATGGATTTCAGAATAGAGGATTCATCCAAAACCACGGCTCCGAAAGCCGAGAAGTCAAGACTCTCGATCATCTCGTAGTTGCAGATCGAGAATCGCCCGGTAACATCCGCCATGCTGCGGATGTACTTGACATCGATGCCGATCTTTGCACCCTCACGGATGGTCTGCCGCGTCACCGACAACGGTGCGATGATAATGGTGCGCTCGCCCAGCAGCCTAGCCCATTCAAGTTGAATGAAGGTTTTCCCCAGGCCGGTGTCCAGAAAGATAGCCGCGCGTCCTTTATGACATGCCCAGCGTACAATATCGCGCTGAAATGGATAGAGAAGAGAATTGATTGAAGCATCATTCACTTCAATCCCATGATAGATGATTCTATTCTTTTTTGATTGCAAAAACTCTTCGTAAGTCATTCCAATTTTCCCCCGCTCTCTTCTTTTTCCTCTTCGTCTTTACTTATCGTCTGGCAATGTCCACAATTAGGGCACATCGCAGTCTTCCCTATCACGTGCGCATAGCGCAACTCCCAGGTCTTCCCACATGCGTCACAGGTCAAGGCCGGCCGCCTTTTCTTTCCCGCTCGGTTCCCGGTCTTCGTCATCAGAGATGATGGTCCACGTCCCCACCGTCGGGTCGAAGCGTATCGGCATCTCCCGCTCGACGACGTCCCTCCCAGTCACGTTCAACACGCCATCGTTCTGCCCTCTCGGTCGGCGGAGCGTGATCACGGTGTCAGCTCCCCCCGTGCTCCCGATGCTCCCCGCCACATCCCCGAGCCAGTCGTGCTTCCGTTCCTGCATCGGCGCTTTCTTCGTGTGATGTACGAGAATGATCCCGATCCGGTAGCGGTCGGCAACTTCCTTCAGCGTCGCCATGGCGTCATACGTCTCACGGTAGGAATTGAAGTCCTCAACCCCCAAGAGACGCTGCAGCGTGTCAACGAAGATCGCTTTCGTGTCCGGGTGTTTCAGCATCCACGCTTCGAGGTTCGACACGCCTTCCCTTCCCCGCTTCCACGTCGTCGGAAGGTAAAGTCTCCCAGATCCATGATCGGCCACCTTAGAAAGTCGATCCTTCAGTCTCCTCTCATTATCTTCCAGCGCCAGGTAGAGGACCGTCGCCAGGTCAACGTGGATAGAACCAAGAACGCAACCTCCCACGGATATGGCCCACGCCACGGCGAGGATGAGCCACGACTTCCCGATCTTAGGCGACCCCGCGAGGATCGTTAGACCCGCGGGTATCAAGTCTGGAACTATCCAAGAGACGGGCGTCAACTCTCGGTTGAGGATCTCCTCGCAAGTCGGAGCCTCGGGGAGCTTGTCGATCTGCCCCTGGATGAAGGCCATAGCCTTCGCGGTCCCTTCGCGGCTCATGTTGAAATGCCGGCCTCTTGCCATGTCTTCCCCAAATGGGAGTAGAACGAGATCAGAAAAGCGTCCACCCCAGCAGCGTCCGGTGCACCGTTGGAGATCAGGAAAGCGTCGTATTCCCTCCTTGCAATCATGGCTGCCCGTGGATTTTCCTCCATCTTCCCTTCGGCGATGTATCCGATCACGGAGTCAGCTCCAGTTGAATCTCGGTCCGACAACTGCTTCCGAAACCACTCGGCCGTGAACCTCTGATCGTCGAGAAAGCACTCCATCATCTTTGGAAGGTTTTCTCGATCCTCTTTTTCGAGGAGAGCTCGCCACGCATCGTTGCTCACGTCGTAGATCTGCTTTTCTATGCTGCTCATGCTTCGTCCGCAAACAGCCGAGGCGCCATGATCTTCTTCACCCCACCGTTCCCGTCAGA